TGGTCCTCAGAGTGCTCTCGCGCGTCGTAGCGTAGGTAGCAGCTCTTCGTGCCATCGGCGCTCCCACAGCATCGCGGCGTCTGCCGCACCCTCCGCTCCGGCCCGTGGTGGGTCATGGCTTCCCCTCCGGCTAGTACGGTGAAAACGCATTGCGAGAGCCGCCGCAGTTCCAGTAGCACGGAGGGACGTAGGGCCCTGGCAGAACCCAGGTGCAGCCACAGCGATACTGCGTCGGGTTGTCCGTGGGCTGGCACGAGACGGAGACGAGGATCGCCGATCCCGTCGTCCTGCTTGAGCACCTCGCGTTGCATGTCGTGTCTCCGAGCCAATCGCATCCTCCGCTTGAATCGAGCAGCTCAGGCTCAGCTCCGTCCCGACCGGGCTCGTCTTCGAGCCAGACGGCGCTTGCCGCGAACTCTTCGGTGTGGACGAGCACGCTTCTCGGAGCAGCCGCAGCCTTGGTCGCTACGGAGAGGAGGACGAGGATCGCGAAGGCGAGGAAGGTTCTGTTCATTGCCGTTCTCCTTTTGGTTTGAACGGAAGCACTGGTGACATTTCGATCTTGAGCGCGGACGCATCGGCCCTGGTGGCCCACTCAACGAGCTTGCTTGCTATGGCGCGTGCAACGTCTGGCGTCACCGCGAGCCAGGACATGGCCCTACCGAAGTCCATCACGACTTGGCCGTCTTTCATTCCGACCCGAAGTTGGGCTGGGCCCTTCGGGTTCTCCGTCAGCTTCTTGGTGGCCTCGACGTCCTTCGGATCAAGGCTGATCGCTGCATGCTTAGCAACGCGCTTGGATTCCTCTCCGAAGATGCGATCGAACGCGGCCTTGGCCTCTGGGTCAATTCCGTCCTCGTGTTCGCTCACGGCAGCACCTCGTACTGATACGTCGTCTCCGGAGTCACGACAAGCACAGGCTTGTTGCGCGACCTGGCTTTGCGAGCGACATCCCATGTGCCCTTGGACGTGGGGCCTGGGAACGCGATCATGCGATCGCAATACTTGGCGATCTCAACATTACGCGCCCTGCAGGCGTCTGTGTAGCTAACCTGCTCCGTCTCTATGGCCGGGAACTCCTTGACCCTCATGCCGCGGCGGATCGCTATCTTCGCGGCGAAGGCATCGACGCCGCGACACGCCCCGCTTACGACGATGTCCTCACGGTCGAGGCTGTAGACGTAGTCCTCCACCAGCTTCATCAGCTCGTGGCTCGGGCTGCGAGTCCCAACGACCGCGACCCTGGCGCTCATTCGATTACTTCTCCGTTCTCGTCGACCTTAGGCTCGGGCTCTGGGTCCATCGGGATGTCGATCGGACCGTCAGGAGCCGTCGCCTCGACGGCGTCGAAGATCGGATCATTACCGACTGGTCCGGTCAGGACAGACGGCTGGCTCACCGTCGTTGCTCCGCGCACCGGGCCGGTCGCTGGAGTCGGAGAAAATCCATCCACGTCCTGCATCACTTCTTGTGCCTCGACACCGAGCAGAACGTCCGACCAGTACCGCTTCGCTCCGCGGGAGATCGCGCGAGCGATCAACATGTCCTCGGGCGACGTGACCCACGTAGTGTCGTGGCCTTTTTGCGTCTTCTTGTTCCACAGGCGCGCCGTCTTCGCGTCGTCCACTGAGAACGTGACCGAACGCTCCGGCGTGCCGCGCCGTTGGAAGGAAAACACGGCCACGCGCTCGTCGCCGATGCCCTTGACAGTCACGTCGGCCCAGTCGCAGAGCGGTGAGCGGCGGATCAGCGCGAGCATGCCGACCGCCATCATCGAGAGCCTGCCCTTGTCCGTGACGATGAGCGTCTGCAGCGCCTGCATCGGCTGGAAGCCAAGCTCCAGACCGGCCTGCAGCTTGATCATCACCTTGGCCTGCGTGTCGCCATCAGGCGCGAGTCCGCTCTTCACGAACACGTCGCAGAAGCGGAACATGTCGTCGAAGTTTCGGAGCGAGAGCCCGCGCTCGCCGATGTCGATCTGTCTCTTCTCCATTGCCTGTGTCACTACGCAACCTCCTCGTCTTTCCACGCCCACCGAGGGAGATCGATCGGCGTGATCATCGCCGGGTAACCCGGCCAGCTATTGGTTCGCACCGCATCAGCGTACTGCCGAACGGCGCTCAGATACTCGTTGAGGCCCTGAGTTAGAAGGCCCTCGCTCGGCTCGTACAGGGCGACGCCATGCGGCGCGGTGTTTTCGACCGCGACCCACACCCAGCGGCGAAGCGCGGTGATGGGAGCCACGGCCTGGAGCCCGCGCAAGTAGCTCGCCGACTGTCCGTGATACTTGAACTTGTGGATCGATCTGCCGAACTCGTAGACGCTCGCGTCCTGGGTCGACTTGAGGTCGATGACGTAGGTGACACCGTCGAGCGTGACGATCCAGTCGATGCGGCACTTGCACGGAGTCGCGACGCCGTCGACGGTCTCGTCCCACACGAGTGTCAGCTCGCGCGAAAACTTCGGCACTTCGAGCGCGGCCTGGATGAACGGGTGCGCCTTGATCGCTGCCGCCATGCCCCTGACGTTCTCATACTCGGAGTCACGCAGGATCAGAAGGCTGGGGCTCTTCGCCTTGACCTCGTCCCAGGCCTCCTTGCCCTTCGTCGTGCGCTTGTCGAGCTTGGGAGCTACGGCGTAGAGGGCTGAGAACTTCTCCGGCTCAAGAACGGCCGTGTGCAGGGCAACTCCCGTGAGGGTCGATGACGTGTGATCGCGCGGGTGTGTCATGTCGTGTCGCGCATGCAGCGCAGATCTGACGAATCCCTTCGCGTCGCTGTAGCGCAGCGCCGGGATCTTGACGTAGTCGTCGTAACTAAGATTTCGGATTATGCGATTCACTCTGGGCCTCCTGTGGAGTGAGACGGTACTTGGAGCGCGCTCTGGCGTAGTCATTCCGTGAGTCACAGTCGAGGCAGGTACACCCCTCGAAGCACCCAGGATCTAAGGGGTAAGCCTCGAAGAGCGCGTCAGCGGCCCTCACGATGGCCTCTAGTCTCACGACCTGCTCGTGACGATCCATGCGACGACGGCGCTCCTCGGCTCTCGCCTCTCCGATGCGCTCAAGGCCGCGCTGCACGATGAGCTTCGTGGACCTCTTCACAGCAACTTCAGCAACGCCGCCGCCCCCACAAACACGATCACGGTAGACACTACGAACTGAGCCTGTGGCGGCGCGAACAGCCCGATGCACGCGAGCGTGACAATTCCGGCGAACACGGCGACGTGCTTCCACGGCACCGGGCGCGACGGCTCGTCTTCCCACACGTCTGGGTTGACGGCCTGGTACCTAGAAACATCACCGCACTCCAGTGGCGGCACGATGGACTCCGACCTAGTAGCCTTGCCGTTGCGTACGATGCTCACGCTGTCCTCGCTTTCTTTGGCCTGACGTAGTTTCGGAACCACGCATTGATCCGTTGCCTGTATTTCTCGCGGTGCGCTCCGGCCCTAGCCCTCTTGCAGATCAAGCACTCCCTCACGCCGGACGGACGCGCCCATAGGTTGTCGCCACTGAGGGGATGACCTTTCAGACAGGTCAGCTTCCTGGCGTTCTGCGCGGACGGACCCGACCCCATGAGAACGTTCTCGCGGCTGGTCCGCGCTTCTAGGTGCTCGGGGTTGAAGCAACGCCGGACGCGGCATCGATGGTGGACAACGAGCGCCGTGGCGATCTCTCCGCAGGCTAGGCGATAGGCCAGTCGATGGGGGCTGATGAAGGCACCGCGATAGAACACCTGGCCGTATCCAGTTCGCGGATTTATTGCCCTGGTCCAGAGCCAGCACCCGGTCAATGGATCTACCGATCGGGACTTCCAGAAGTCTGATTCGCTCACGCGATCACCGCATTCCTACTTCGCGCAGAGCCGATGGCGCGGGTGGCTCGGCCTGGGTCGATGATGGTCTTCATGGGAACCTCCGCACGGAAAGATACACCTCGTAGCCGGTGGCGCAAGAGAAAAGAGCATGGTTTGCAAGCCCTGTGCTGCCAGCGACTTGCAGCTCATCTTTTTTCTTGCGCTTCTGTTGTCAATCGCCTATATTCCACATCGCGCAATGCAGCGCACCAAACGGAGGCCCCAATGAGCGCAGACATCCACATCAGGGAAAACGGCATCGCGAGCATGGCGTATCGCGGCCAGACTCCCTGGCACAGCGACTGCAACGTCATCAACCCCGAGGACACGCCGGAGCAGATCAGCGAGAAGTGCGGATTCAACTTCTCCTTGATCGGCCGCAAGGCCGGTTACGTCGACCCCGCCGGTAGCTTCGTCTCCGTCGAAGGCAAGCAGGTTGTCACGCGCTCGGACACCGGGGCGGCCATCGGCGTCGTCGGCGAGCGGTACAAATTCCACCAGCCGAAAGAGATCCTCGACTTCTTCCTGAGCTACGGCAAACAGTTCAACCTCGACATCGAGACCGCTGGCGTGCTCGGGCGTGGAGAGCGGTACTGGGCGCTGGGACGCACCGAGGTCGATGCCGATCTCAACGGCTCCGGTCAAGACATCGCCAGCCTGTACGCACTGCTCGCGACCGCGTGCGACGGGTCGATGGTCACGATCGCGATCCCCACGGCGGTGCGCGTGGTGTGCGCTAACACCTGGAAGGCTGCGCTCGAATCCGATTCGGTCGACAAGTCAAAGGCTCGCCAGTCGCACCGCTCGGCGTTCTCGAACGAGCGCGCGGCCGAGGGGCTAGGCTTCGATCTCGACGCAGCTGCGAGCGTCTTCCACGGACAGGTCAACGTGATCCGCCAGCTCAACGGCATCAAGGTGACTGACAGGTTGGCCGCCAGCTTTTTCCGCGCATTGATTCGCCCTAGCCTGGTTCCGAGCGGCGTGTACTCGGTTGCCGCGTTCGATGGCATCAAGTTCAACGAGGGGGTCGACCGTGAGGTTCGCGGCTTCGAGGCTCTTCAGGAGGCCTACGGTAACGCCCCAGGCGCTCGCCCCGGTACGGCGCGCGGCCTCTGGGAAGCCACGACCTACTTCATCGACCACCTCCGCGACTCAGACAACGACAGCCGGTTCAAGAGCGCAGTCTTCGGTCAAGGCGACGAGATCAAGGACCGCGCGTGGCGCTACCTGCTTTCGATCATCGAGACCGCGTAAAGAACAGCGGGGGGCTTCGTCCCCCCGCACTGGAGGCCCCATGACACTCGCGAAGAACAACGGAACCAGCGGGCTGCACTTCATCGTGACGTGCAAGCACTGCGATACCAACTTCTTGCTGGCCGAGGGGTTCTACGTCCTCGACGGCGACCCCTACTGCGACTACGTCTGCACGCCGTGCAGCTATCGCGCCGAGTACATCGGCGAGCCGGTGGTCGATGAGAACGCCGCAGAGCTGAGGGCGTCCGAGCGCAGCTGGGGAGGTGCGTGATGGGACAGGACAACTTCACATCACGAAGAGCCGAGACAGAAACAATCGACACCCTTCGCGCGCAGCTTGATGAAGCGGTTGCGCTGCTCCGGCGCGCGTTCGCATGGCAACCGATGGAACCAGGATCGAATCTCATGCGCGGCACGATGAACACGGCGCTTGAAACCGCTTATGACGCCCGCTCCTTCCTCGCCCGTCTCGACGCAAACACCCCCTCAGCTCTCGCGTGTCCGCGTTGCCACATCGAAGAATGGCACGGTGGTCGCGCTCGTGGGTTCGTCGAGCCTAACGGTCGAGGCGGGTACACAGCTTGTGAGCATCCGTGGCACGACAAGGCCGGTTCCAAGTGAACGCCCGGACGCCGGGACCGTGGTACACCTGCAACTCCTCCAATCAAGGCCTAGTAGCAAGCGAGATTGACGGGAAGACTATTGCCGTAACATACCAAGGTGCGGAAGATGCCGCCTTCATCGTCGAAGCCTGCAACGCCCACGATTCCCTAGTAACTACAGAGAAAGAACTACGGGCCATTATTCAGGGCGTCACGGATTCTAGGGCGCGTATGCAAACCCAACGTAACGCGCTCGCTTCCGCGCTACGCGAAGCACTGTGGCACTTGTCGGGCGGATTAGAAGGCCGCACGCGCAAGAGGACGGACGAGCTACTGCCGACGATTCGCGCAGCACTCGCGCTAGTGAAGGATGGACAATGATCAGCTTGTGGCTCACGCAGTATGCCGATGGCTATAGGGCTGGGCGGTGCGACAGGCTCGTCGGTCGCTTCTCGCGGCTCTCCTACACTTGCGACTACTACCTCTACCGGCTGGGCTACGCAGACGGGGTCAGTGGTCACGAGTATCGGAGCGCGCGATGAGCCGGGTCACGGGTCGATGCAAGCCGTGCGGCGTCATCTACCACTGGAAAGGCGGCGAGCATCGTCGCGTGAAGAACGCCTGGTGCCCGCGCTGCCATCGCAAGCTGGCGCGAACGGCCGAGGCCCTGCTGACTCACGTCGTGGTTGCGAAGGAGCAGCCACTCTTCGGAACGTACGGACCACCACGGAGGCCGGAATGAGCGAGCGAGGCACAATCCAAACCGTGAATTGGACACAGGGCAGCGGAATCGCGACCGTCGAGATCCTCACGGACTACGGCGACATCGTCACGATCCCGGTCGAGGCGAGCCCGTTCTTCCGCGCGCTCACGGCGAGCGGGGCGAAGAACGGATCGAGGATCAGCTACGAGGTAACGGACTACGGGACAATGTCCCATTTTCAGGTGGAGGACTGATCATGGAAGCCAAAGCTCTACAGGTCGAAGTCAATGCGGTCGAGGTTAAGGACGCTCCGCTCAGAACGCTCTCTGGTGGGATCGTCTTTGTAACGCCGCCACTCGACGACACGTTCTGGCTCGCTCGTGTAGTCGTGTCGAAGGATCAGGCCGTCGTCGCGTTTCCCAAGTTCGGTCAGATCGGGATCGGATTCCAGCACGAGGACAAGGACTGGAATACCAACCTCCCGTACACCTGTTACGCGGAGAAGATCTATAACCACATCAGGATCAACAGGCGCTCGGCAAGGCGAGAGAAGTGCATCACGGCGATCAACGCGCTGCAGCTGTGGGCCTCCGACTATCGCAACGCGGTGCGGCGATGACGCGCGAGAGTTGCACCCACTGGCGGGTCACGTTCGTCATGACGATCGACCGCCTCGGAATGCAATCCGAATTCCGCCGCCGCGGCAACGCCGTGCCGGGTACGAAGAGGCAGGCGATCGCTCACCTCCGCAAGGTGTACGAACGCATGTGGCCGAGCGCGAAGATCCGTCTCGTTGCGTGCATGCCGGATCGTCAGGCCGAGGCGAAGGAAGCGAGGGAGGTTGGGCATGCGTAGGCTGACGGTCACCAAGACGGCGGCGCGCTTCGGCGTCAGCCGCCAGCGCGTGCTCCGATGGATCAATGCGTCGAGGCTCAAGGCGACGTGGGAGCACGGAGGCCCTGGCCCTAACGGAGGGCGTTACCTAATCAGCGAACGGGCAGCTCGCCCGATACCGATCCGACCGGAACGTCGGAAGTCAGCGTAGGAGGTTCCAGATGTTGATCAGCATGATCGTGAAGTTCGACCCGCTCGAAGTGAACGCGAAGGACGTGAAGGCGGCGCTCGTTACGGCTGGCCTGAAGGCCGAGGACATCAAGACGGTTCCGCACCGCGCGTCCCCGGAGACGAAGGCGAAGCCGAAGGCGGCCGTGACGAAGAGCGCGTAGTAGGATTCCGTCTCCCTGTGGAGGGGAGCGTTCGTTATGGGAGGGGCCGGGGCAACCCGGCCCTTTTCATGGGTGCTAGCGACAGTGCGTACGATGCTTCGTCAAGAAGGCGCTCGATGAGTTTCCGAAGGGGGCGCGCGCCCCTATGGGACACTCCTCGACATGCAACCAATGCACCAGGCCGCGCAAGAGAGCTGAGGCGTCGAGGTACAGGGACAGGAACCGGAGCAAGGTAAACGCCAAGCAGCGCCGCAAGCGTTCTGCCGTCGACCCGTATAAGAGACGGTGTCGATCGGCGCTGCAGAATGCCGTTGCTGACGGGAAGGTGAAGAGGCCTAACTCTTGCTCGGAGTGCGGCTGGGTTGGCCCCGTTCACGGCCACCACAAGGATTACTCCCGGCCGATGGACGTAGAATGGCTGTGCCCCATCTGCCACGGCAAGAGGCACCGCAAGGACTAACGGACCGAGATCGTCATTCCTGCGTGTACCCGCCAGGTCGAGGGCTCAGCCCCCACCGTGGAGTAGGTCTCCGTTGACGAGCTGTATGCCTGGTCACCCGACACGGCGGGCTGATATTCCACCAAAGAGTACCAGCCGAAGCGGGATCGTCCCCTACCGGACAGGCCGAACTCAAGGCCTAGACGCTCCCCGGCGGCAACGCCGCCCATCACCTGCATGTGCCAGGTCGCCGGGTCCAGCCACTTCGCCACGCTGAGCTTCACGTCGCCCGCAGTCATCTCTGGGAGGTCTCGGGCCTGCCCGAACCCGTAGAGCTTCCCGCTCATCGTCAGGCGTCCGTACGGGGCCCCTGGAGCCGCGATGCCGTCAGCCTTGCACTTCACGTCGAGCCCTACCTCGTCGAGCGAGCACTGGCCGGTCAGAACTGGAGCCATGTCCGCTGTTTTGGTGGGGATTCCAGCTGGGGCAGGGTCGGGGCGAGCAGTTCCGACTTCAGGAGTGAGCTTCGCACTCGCTATAGGGGTCGTCGGGTCCGGTCTACTCGCCCCTTTCTTAGGAGCATACGTCACCCCTCCCTCGATAGTGAAGATCTTCTTCGACCCCACCGGGGCGTCGGGAATCTTCGGCTCCTCGAACTCGCCCTTACCGAATCCCTTGCGCTTGGCATCGGCATCGATGTAGGCGTCGAGCGCCTTGTCGCTTTCACGCGAGTGCATGTACGCCGAAAGGAATCCGAACGCGAGCGACACGCAGACGGCGAGCATCAGGAAGCAGGCGATCTTCCAGCGCGTCTCCGGCTTCATGGTTTCGCCTGATCACGGAACCAAGGCTTCCGCCAGAACGCGATCCCGAGGAGAACCGCCACGATGCCTTCAAGCCCGCCGTTCTTGTAGACGTAGACGACGGCCTCGGCCAGTTCCTGCCACTGGCTGCACGGAACCTCGGTCACTTCTTTTTGCCCACCGGGATCAAGAGCGTGAACTCGATCCCGCGATGACCGTAGTCTGGCGTAGACCACGGAACCTGAACCACTCGGCACGGGTTGACCTGATACGGAACAGACCCGCCCTGACCGTTGAACTGGTCGTAGCTCACCTGGAGCGAGAAGATCATCTTCGTCTTCTCCTCCTGGTACGCCACGCCACCAGCCACGCCCCAGTCCTCGATGTAGCGAGCGGAGATTGGGATGAAGAACTGACCCTTCATCTCCTCGGCGCACGCCCTCGGAACGCACGAGATCGCGACGAACGCGAACACGGCAAGCGCCACGATGATCCCGATGGCCTTGCCCCTCCTGACCACGAACTGCTCGACGCTGTTCATGCCGCCCCCTATCGAAGTTGAGGTACGAGCTTGTTTCCCATCGGGAGAATCCCGAAGGCGTATAGCACGATCAGGATCGCGATCACAACGAGCACGATGTTCAGGATGCGCTTGATCCCGTCCTGCAGTGGGATGTAAGAGTTGATGAGCCAACCAGCGACTCCAAGCGCGAGGAGCCAGAGGACGAGCGTCACGATAGTCATGCGTCAATCTCCCTTAGGCGTGTCGACGCCCGCGTGTTTGCTGAACTTCGAGACGATGCCGTGAGCGAAGAAAGCGATGGCACCGCCAACGACGAGCGACAGTCCGAGCGAGAACTCCACGCCGCCTCCGATCCACTCGTGCACTGCGTTGATCAGGCCGCCCTCAGCCCAGATCAGTGAGAGTAGGGCGGACACGCACGCCGAGAGAACGATCTGCCCTTTCTTCTTTTCGGCGTAGTGCCTCAGCGACGCTCCAGGCATCTGCGAGTTGAGCCACCAGCCCCAGAGCATCACCTCTCCGATGAGTGCCCCGAACAGGTAGGCCAGGGTATGTCCGATCACATTAACCCCCGTTGATTCGGATGATGTTGTCGATCCTGCGATGGATGACCTCGTGATCCTCCCGGTACGCGGCGCGTTCGTCCCTCGCCGAGTCGGTCATCTTCGAGATCGCGTTCGCGAGGTGCGCCACTTCGATCCTAAGCTCTCCGATCTGCCGGTACATCAGGACGTTCGCCCTGGTCGCAGCGACTGCGATCCCTCCGAAGACTACGACGACAAGGGTCAAGAGGTCTGGGTTCACACCAGCTCCGCGTACGCAGCTTCGACTGCGTCGGTGTAGGGCTTCACGAGGTTGGCGTCGCGCCAGCTCCCGCTGTTCCACGCATCGGCGAAGTCTCGGACTGTCAGCGCCCCGCCCTTGGCGATCCTGCGGAGGCGCATGATGACGTACGGCTCGCACGTTCCCTCGTCGAACAGCTCGTGCGGTGCCATCAGGTATCCCTGGTCTGCTGCCGTGTGGTAGAGGATCTGCCAAGGGCCCCAGCTCGCGGCCGAGCCGAGGCCCCACTTCTTCCAGCGCGGGATGACCACCTCGTTCACGTTGTAACCAGTACCGACGAGCGTGCGACCCTGGACCGTGAACGCGAGCCCCTTCGGGATGTAGCTCACCTCGACGCGCGGCCAGTTGTTACCGCCGTCTGTGGTCTCGATGCGCTTGATCGCGCGGAGCAGGCGCTCCGTGTCGATACCTGGGGCGAGCTGCTCGTAGGTCATTAGAACTCCACGCAGGGCGGCATGCACACCGACACTGCGTTTGAAAACTCGCTCGAGTAGTTTCCGCTGTCGTCAAAGGCCTTCAGTGCGAACTCGTACTCGTTCATCTGCTCGCACGACGGACAGTATCGTTGGAGAGGAGCCCCCTGATCTGCGGCTCGACACGACCGGACGTCATCGGTGCCGTCATCGTCGGAGTCCCACCACACGCACGGCCAGTCGACCAGCTTTTGGAAGACGCCACCCGGCACCCTGTAATAGAGCGCATAACCCGCCAGGTCGGCGTCGAGGACTTGGTCGTGCGCCAAGACTGGAGTCGGCGAGTAGAGGGCGTCCGGAACGCAGGATGCCATCAGCAGGAGAGCGGCGAGCATCACCCTGCCGCCTTCTCGTTCTCTACCGCTACCGGCTTGTTAGGCTTCTTCGTTCCGCTGAAGCCTCTGGGCAGATCGGCTTTCGAGCAGACCAGCTTCTCGAATCCGTCTGGGAACTCTGACTCAGCGATCATCACCGGAGGATCGGTGAGCACGGTTTCCTTGTAGCGCCCGGAATCGTCGTAGATGTCAACGTCGAGCTTGACGTAGATCCTCCTGACTCGATACGACTTTCCTGCGAATGGATCGACCTGGGGCTGCTGGACTCTCTGCTGCGGTGGTGCCGTAATGTGTCTTCTTCCTTTTGACATGGAGCCTCCGTTGTTATGGCAGCGTATCCGGGTACGCCGTGTTAAGGAACGCCGTGATCGCGGTAACGGCCGCGGACCGCGTCGCGAAGTGAGCCTTCTTGTTGAGGCTGAACTTGTTCTCTGTTGGGAGCTTCCTCGCGAGAACGGGACGGATCTCGCCATTCGGAGGAACGGTTTCTCCCTCCGGACGGTCGGCCCAATGGAAGATTTCTCCCTGAATTGTCCCGTCTTGATTCTGCTGCATGAGGAACACCGTGCAGTTGTTTGCCATCGTCTCTCCCTACCAAGTGAAGATGTAAATTGCCCCAACGCCGCCGAGTCCGCCAGCGCCGCCGAGCCCTGGGTTCTGGCCGACGCCACCGCCACCGCCGCCGCCGCCGTGAGAACCGCCAGCGCCACCGACTGCACCTGCTGTTGCCGCGTTGACGGTTGACCCGCCCCCGCCGCCCCCGGCACCACCGATGACAGACGATCCGCTCGCACCGGCCGACCCTGCGGTAGGTGCCGCGCCGCTTGTTCCGGCTGCGCCTCCGGTCCCTGCTGCGTAGGTGTTCGACGCGCCTCCCGCTGCCGGGGCCACTACGGCCGGGGCTGCGGTGTGATGTCCCCCGGTTCCGCCACCACCGCCCCCACGGATCGAGCCGCCGCCCACCGAGGACGTTGGCGTGGCCGTAGACCCGCCCCCGCCGCCGCCGCCCTCTTCGGCGTTGTGGGTCGTTACGACGGTGATCGTGCCGCCGCTCCCCTGCCCGCCGACTGAGCCGGTGACGTTGCTCGCGAGCGGGAGCCCGCCTGCTCCGGATAACGACGTGCCGGTTCCTCCCGCGCTTCCTTTTCCGCCGCCCCCGCCGCCGCCGCTGGCAAGCGCGGTGATCTGCCCGCCCATGCCGCCACCACCACCGAAGGCCGAGAGGCGAACCGTCGTTCCGAATGTCGTGTTGCCGCCGATGCCTCCCGAGCCGCCAGCCGCGCCAGCCGCGCCGGGAGCGCCAGCGGTTCCCGCAGCCCCTACGTTAAAGTTCTCCGTCGCTGCGAGATCGCTCGCGCGGTAGACGCGACTGTTGAACGCGCCCCCGCCACCGCCAGCACCACCCTTTGCAACAACCGCCGTTGCGAGGGACGCTCCTGCCCCACCCCCGCCACCGCCGCCGAAGGTGACAACCTCAACGAACGATGGCGTAAACGAAGTCGGCTTCGTCCACACTCCGGCCCCTGGCGTCGTGGACGTTTGCACGTCAGCGGGTCCAGCCGCGGCGACGTTCTGCTCGAAACCTCCCGACGTGAAACGCTTGAACGTCTTGCCGTCGTACTCAACCGACTCCCCGGCTTGAAGCGTGCCCTTCCAGATGTCTACCGAGGTCGTGCCATCCGTGTGGAGGATCGTTACCGTGTTAGCCGTTGAGGCGTGGTCGTTTCGGATCTTCAGAGACGTGACCGCGCGCTGAGTCGAAGCGGCTGGACTGCCGACGACGGTCGTCGTCGTCGCGGACGTGATGATCGTATTCGTGCGGCCGGGAGTGAATGCCGTTGTCGTCTGATCGACCCACGACGCTTGCACTTCGACGTCCGCAGTCCCCGTGGTGATGACGCGGACGAGATCGCTTACGCCTGTGAGATTCATTTTAGAACGGCCCTCCGAACACGCCGGTCGCCATGACCTGCGGTAGTGTAAGGCCACTGCCACCTGCGGCAGCAGCCCATTTCATCCCTGTCGCTTCCGCAGAGTCGGCCGTGAGGACGAAGGTGTTCGCGCCCACCGGCAAGATCGCGGCGGCGTCGTTCGCTATTCCACCAAGCAAGTCACCCTTAGCGGCCCAGATCGCGTCAATCGCGATAGGGTAGTAAGTCCCAGCGCCCTGTAACGTCGCATTGTCATTGACCGTAAGCGTCTTGTTGTCAGCGATAGTGAGAGTCGCTTGAGACGCCGGTTCCGTGATCGTTACCTTGTTGAACCGCGTTGCCTTAAGGAAACCGGACCCACCGATCTCGACGTCCGGAGACCCACCGCCACCCGAGATCAAAATGCGCGAACCAACGGCGCCCGTGGCAGATATTCCTACGAGGCCACTCGTATTGACAGCGACGACGGCGTTGGCTGCGCTGGCGCCGCCAGCCCACAACCTTATTCCTCCGCCTCCTGCCGTGACCGGATTCCAGTCGAGCAGCGGATCTTGGTTGCTAAGTAACGTAACGCTGTTGTCGACCCAGATGTAACCCGTGTTCTGTGGAACGTAGAGCGTCTGGCTTCCACCAAGCTCCACATTGATTGTTGCAATGTCGCCGCTGACTTGATCGCGGATATTGAAGTTACCGCGCACTTCGGTAAGTGTCGTGTTCAGATTGCCGATGACCGTCTTGTTGTCGGCGTCAACAATGGTCCCGGCACCAATGGCGATTGCGTTGGCTTCGGTACCAACGGAACTGTCTGCTCCCTGTCCGATGAATATGCTGTCGTCACCGGCCCCGTGGTTTCCGCCTGCGGAATCCCCGATGGCGACGACACGAGACCCTGTCGCGTTCGCTCCCGCGGCTGCACCGATGAACACGCTGCTATCCGTCGTGGTGAGCGACTGGCCCGCACCGACACCAAGGGCAACGTTGTACCGCCCAGAGGTAAGAGCCGTCAGCGCGTCCCATCCGAAAGCAAAGTTCTGGGAGCCTGTCGTCAGAGCGATCAGGGCGGAGTCACCGATGCCAACGTTCCCGACGCCCTGAAGTCCGGTCCCGGCGATCGTGAAGTTCCCGGCATTGTCCCCGATGAAGATGTTCTGCGCCTGCCCTGCCGTCTTCGCCGCGTTGGTAAAGTCGTGAGCCCAACGGATTGAATTCTTGAAGATGATCCCAGTGGTCGCGGACGTCGTCGTTGGGAGCGACAACGAGACGAGCGTCGGATTGTTGTTGAAGACGAGGACGCCAGTCCCGCCGAATCCAGTCTCGTCGGTGATGACTCCAGCGAGCTGCGCGGACGTTGTCGCCGCGAACTGAGACAGCGGGTTCGCGACGAGAGCGTCACCGCCACCAGCTAGCGCAACCCACTTGAGCCCGGTGGCCTCTCCGGAGTCCGCCGAAAGGACGAACGTGTCAGCGCCAACAGGAAGAATCGAGGCTGTCGAAACTCCAGTCCCTACGATCAGGTCGCCGAGGGCGGTCCATGCTGGGTCGGTAGTGATGTCGCCAGAGCCAGCCCCGAGATTGATCTCTGTGCCATCGTCCTTCTTGAAGAAGAGGCTGCTGACCCCGGTGTCGTCTTTCGCGTAGAGGCGAACACGATTCGCTGCTGGTGTCCCTGGGGCGGCCATCTCGTCGTACTCGACGTAGTTGCTGTGGCGGTGGATACCAGTCCACACCGGAGCGATCGACTCGTCGAGATCGTGCTTGTGGTCGCTTCGACTGATCGTCGTTGCGACTCCCGCGCTGTTGGCTGCAAGATCTACAGATACAGGGACACCGAACGTCGCGCTCTGGAAAGACACCGTGCTTCCAAAGTTGACAGGGTCGGCGAACGTGAACGAAGGCGATGCACCGAAGGCGTCGAACGTCACGTCGCCAGTCGCTGCGACGCTGATGGTGACGTAGTCGCTCGCGTCCCGGTCGATCCTAAGCTGAGGGGCCGTAGCTCTCCTGATGTGAACCTTGGCGGCTGCCGATGCTGCGGCGAGCCCGATGCCCCAGTTGATGCTCGCGTCGACGAACGAGTCGAGCGTTCCGGCCGAGTCCTTCCAGTGCGTCAGGTCTTGCGTGGACCCGACCGCTGTTCCCGCGACCTCAGCGAGGAGCAGGTCGTTGATGATGGTCATGTCCGCGTCGGACATCTCGTACGCGAACCCGATAACCTCTACCAGGGAGTTGCCCTTGGCACCTCCGTGGTTCGCTCCTGACAGAAGCCTGTTAACGGTTGTGAAACTGTTCGTCCTGGTGTGGCTAGCACTGGTCTGTAGTGTCCCGTTATACGTCGCGCGCAACGCCCCGCTTGTCGCTGCGATGCGTACGCCCCACACCTCTGTTAGGCCCTCAGCGATAGAGAGTGCGGTGCAGAAGTCTTTGCCGCTCGCCCCTTCGATTGTGAACGGCTTGGCGTTCTTGTTCGGGGTCGTTCCGTCGTCACCGGCCCAGATCGAATCGTTGGCGACTGTGGAGCTTCCTATGACCGGGAAGCTGTGCGACCCGACGTTTGTTCCACCGTAATCGTGAATGATGTAGAACAGAGTGAAGCCGCCGTGAGCGGAACCAAAATCAGGAAAGTCTCCACTGGAGAGCTGGAAGTAGTTCTCTCTTTCGTTGCCTGGGGTCGGGTAATTGAAGTACCAGTTGGAATCGACCGATGGAAGATTCGTTGGCGTTAGGGCCGACCCCGCGACTGGGTCGGGAGGGGTCGTAGTGAGAGCACCGACGCTGTTCTTCCTCGGGCCGTCCGTTCTTCCTGCGTTGTCCTCGCCCTCCAACGAATTCCAGTTGTGCGAAACCATGTCGTAGCCGTTGCCGCTGGAGTCCGTCCAAGTCTGTGGCCTAGTTCCGCCAGGGTAGTCTTCTGCCTTGTACCAGAACAGAGGGCCGAAGTCGGAGATAGTCGCCGATCTCGCTCGGATCGAGAGCATGGCCGTTCCAGCCTCGTCTCCGATCCACACGTCTCCAGATCTGTTGACGATGGTGTCGTAACCAGAGTCTGGGTTCCAGACCTCCATGTGGGCAGACGTAAGATTCGTTCCGTTGATCGTGATCGGGCAGACGTTCGCGGACGGGGTGAAGTTCCACGTCCCCGTCATAGTCGGGGCTATTGCCTGCGAGAGCGGCGGCGCTGCGTCTGATCGCATCCACGTCGTCAGCGTACCGTTGACAGCCGTGAGGATTACTTGAGCTGTCGGGTCAGCTCCGTTGCCGCCAGGGAATCCGCCAGCGATGACGTTGAGCTGCGCGACTCGACGCTTGAGCGCGTCGATCTGCACTTGCAGCCACTGGTCCTCGCTGCGTGAGTCCCTGGTGCGCTTGCTCACTTGACCCTACCGACACACCGCGTAGAAGGGGGCTGGAGAGCCTGTGTTGTAGTCGTTGGCGCAGGTCTGGTTCGTTCCTGCCGGAGAGTACGTCGTCACGCATCGCCTCCCAAGAACTCCGCACACGAGAGCCCCTGTGTCGTGCGTTGCCGCCGTGGCGTCAGAGTAGATCGCGAGGCCGACGTGAGTGTCAGTGATCAGTGGAGTCGTGACGTTCCTTGCCGGTGACGTTACAGGCCACTGATAGGTGTGGCAGTCTCCACCCGCGTCGTCACACGTTCCGATGATCCCGCTCGGCCCTATGGCGAAGCCCTCGTAGTCTGTTGCTCCTCCGTTAGGAAGGGCCATTCTCGCGAAGCAGTTGAACGCTGCGTCGAAGATAAGGAGAAGATCCTGACCCCCTCCAATCGACTGATAGATCAGGCCGGTCTGCCAGTCGGTATCGAGCGCGTCCCCGTCGCCAGTCGTATCGTTAGCCGAGCACGGAGCTGCCGCGCTGTTGTCGAGAAGCGAGACGGCTGTGCCTCCCGTGTCGAGCCTGAACTTGTAGAACGTCCCGGCATTCGCTTGGCACTCCAATAGGAAGTATCCGCATGGCATGTCCGTGGTGACGTAGCTCGTACACTGCGTCCTGTCAGGAACGAACGTCATGCCCTCGTACCCGTTAGACCCGTTGACGCATGCCGTCGTGTCCACTGCATCGATGTCCCAAGTAGCGACTGTAGTGGGTGCTGTTCCGAGGGCAATTCGGAACAGCTCGCGAATATCGAACTCTAGGATGTCCTGTGACGCCTGCTCTGTTAGGGCGTAGATGTAGTCGCTGTAAGGGTCGGTAAGGGTCAACGACTCCCAGTCTCTCGTGCCGCCTGGTAGAGGGCCAGCCCAGATCCTTGTCCCGTTGATGTCTCCCATCCACATCTGGTCGTCAGCCGTCGCGTCTCCATCGAGATCCTCGACTCCGTTTGTGACGATGATCCAGACCTGATACTTCTCGCTCCAAGCGATTCCGCTCGTGTTGGTCCCAACGTTGAGGATTGTCTTGCGACCCGGAGACGCCGTTCCTGTGTATCCAGGCCAGGTGATGTTGTCGTTCGTGGCGTCACCGTTACCGTCGTAGTTCGACCGCATCAGGACGTTCCACTCCATCGGCTGATGAGCCCTGTCGTGGCTGACCTTCGTCGGAGTGAGCGCGCCGTCTGCCAAGTCGGTGAGATTAGAATTGAACGCCTGAACGTTAGTACCAGGCACCAGGCCGAGCGTAGCCTGCTGAGCGGCCTGGTCGGCGTCGTCGATGAGCGATCTCCCTTGAGCAGTCAGTGTCGCCAAGGCGGCGGTTCCTGCCCCGGTGTAGTACGGCGCGCGATCGGCCGCCGACGTGAGCGACTGGATCGATGACAGCTCGGGATCGGTAACCCTGAAGATCACGTCTTCTGCGGCAAGGCACGAGGCGTCCGGCGCGCCGACGCCAGTACACCGGATAGCATCGATGTCCACTGTCGAACGGATGTCGGGGTCTGTAGACGCGACTCCGTCAACCTGGACCGAGTCTCCACCAGTGCCACCAGGCCACGCGACCCACACCCCTTCGGCCGGGTACGTTCCGTTGCAGCGAAGTCCCTCCCCGGTGGTCATGTTCACCATGAACATATTCGCCGGAGCTGCGACCGTCTTGCACGGGCCGCCGAGAGCCGGAGGCGTGTTGCTCACCGTGACCGGAGCTGTCGTAGCTAGAACTACTGACGGAAGTAGTGCGAGCACATAGGCAATCCGTTTCATGTCTGTCCCCTTATGCCGATGTCGTGCCGAACGAAACCCACTCGTAGGTGGTGCCGTCCGATTGCAGGCCGCACCAGAACGCAGCCGAAGGCCCTGCCGGGTACTTCACGAGTACGGACTTCCCGTACCAAGTCGAGTCGGCAGATGGCAGCGCCGTTACGATGACGAGAACGCCGCTGATACCAGAGATCTGGCTGAAGTTGACCGCATCCCCTGGATCGACACCGTCCGCGAGGTTCGCGATCTTGTTGTCGCGGGCGTCGTACGAACCAGAGCCGTCGACCTCGTTGTGCCCCAGCTTGGGCACTCTCGCGTTGTCGTGATCGTGAAGGCCGAGCACGCGCTCGATCTCCTGGCCCTTCATGGCGAGGCGGTCGAGACCCTCCTCGATCACCTCCTGGTAGCCCTCGCTTAGGTTCGCGATGTCGACCGGCTGGTCCGGTGGCAACACGCGCTCGACAACGAGAGTCTCTCCCGTAAGCAGTGGCGAGCTGATCGTGACCTCGCCGTACCCGGCCGGGAGGCCTTCGCCGGTTGCCGTGAACGTCGTATCGAGCACGAGCGGAGTCTCGGTGCCTCCGACCTCGATCCTCGTGACAACGAGGTGTACGTTGTCAAGGAACGGGAATGTGACCGGGAACTCGGTGGCGACATCGTCTCCGATGTGCTCATCGCGGCAGGTCTGATTGTCGACGCTCATCTCAGCTCCTCACTTCTTTTTCTTGGTGTAGAGCAGGTCGTGCAGCCCCTCGGCCCAGTTCTCAGGTGCCTCTTCGTTCACGAGGTAGTCCCACAGGAAGCCCCCCGTGATCTTAGCCTGCGACACCGGCAGCCCGGAGAATATCGCGGCCGTCTTCGCGGCTTGAAGCCCAATCGTCGAACCAGCGTCGAGAAGCTGATCCTCGTCCAGCTCGTCCGACTCGATCAGATCGATGCCAGCCTTGGCTACCTCCTGGCCGATGCGAGCGAACTCTGTCATCGCGCTCGACAGTGGGGTCAGAGACACGTCACGCTTTCCCTGGTCGATCGCGCGATAGATGTCGCGCACGAACGGCACCATCCCGAACGGGTAGGCGAGGCCGCGCATCGCAACCCACTCGGCGATACCCTCGGGGCTCTCCAGGTCGTCGTCGTCCGGTGGCCTTCCAGAGAGAAGCTCTGAGAGCACGTTCATCACGACGATGTTCCAGATCAGGTATTCAAGAGCGTGAGCCGTGGCGGCTCCGCGCTTCCCAGATCTCCACTCGCCCTTCACCTGTCGGCTGGTGCGCCGCGTCATGTTGTAGACCGCGCTGAAGAATCCGTAGAACATCGTGAACGGGCGCATCGCCTCGGTGTCCTGAACGAGAGCGAGATCCTTGACGCTTCCGCCTCCGAACGTCGAGAGCAGCATGTCCTCTGCCGACCGCACGGCCTCGGCATCCGTCATGCCCTTGGCCTGAGCGTTCTGATACGCTGCAAGGAAGGCCGGAGCCTCCGTGATGATGTTCGTAAACGACTGCATCAGGTAGCCGACCCGGATGACCTTGTTCGTGATGGTTTTCCGGCGCGACGCCGTCAGGGAGATCTTCTCTTCAAACACCTGGCGCAGCTCGTTGTCGCGCTGCTGCATGCGGTGACGGAACACACCCGAGATCTCGCTGAGCTGATTGATCGTATCGAACGGAGACGTTGCGAATCTGACCACTGCCTTTCCGAAGGCGACTGTCCCGACGGCCTGCTTCGCAAGGATCACGTTGGCGAAGTTCTGAAGGGCCACCGACATCTTGAAGCCCATCATCGAGGCGCTGACGGCACCCTGAACGCGATGGACCCCCTGGATGAAGCTCGACTGCTGGTTTCGACTGTTCGCGATGCGACGCATCCGCTCCAGGGTCATCCGGTAGTATTCCTCTCCAACGTGACGCACCATCGCGTCTGCGATGCGCTGGTCGGTGAGGAAGCGCCACGCTTCGAGCAACGCCTCGCGGTGAGTCGTATCGTGGATCACGCTCGACACGTTCCCGAGAACACGCTCCAGCTGCAGCGAGATCGGACGAGCGTACGTCTCGATGCGATCGATGAGGTGTCCGTGAGGAGTGACGGCTCGGTCGGCCCCCTGGCTGTAGAGCCCAGCCCCCTGGCCCGCGGCGCTCGTTAGGTTGCGCCCGCTGTAGCGCGGGTCGTAGATCACCGGGTAGTAACCGCCCCTGTAATCCTTCCTCGTCCCATCCGGTCGCGTGAACGTAAACGGCTCTGGGTCAATCTTCTTCGGGGCAAGCCCAGTGAGCTTCTTCTCCAGAGCCGAGGCTTCGGGCCACATGGATTCGAGCGCATCCCACACGTTCTGGATGAAGTCCCAGTCTGCCTCTGTGAGCTGAGCGCGCATCTCGCTCATCGTGACTTCAGTCCAAGGGATGTTGCCCTGGCGCGACGTACTCCACCCGGCCAGCATCTTGTAGCGGTTCGACAGGTTGCCCATGTTGAGACCGAACGCGATCAGGTCCGAGAACAGCACGGTCTGCTTGATGCTCGGGATCATCACGGTCTCTCGGCTCGACAGGCGCTCACGCTGACTCTTCGGCAACGCGCGGATCGCTTCATCGATGATCTTGGTGACCCTGACCTGCATCTCGTGCTCGGCTGTGGCCGCGTCATCGAACGGGTGTACGAGGATGCGGTGGAACAGGCCGTTCGGGTCGTCACCGTCCAGCTCGTTTGCTATCTCACGAAGGCGCACAAGCTCGGAGTCGGCGCGCCTAAGCGTGTCGTAGATCGCACGCTCGGCCCAGGTCGTGTTGTTCTCACTGACCTGTGTCGGGCCGTTGCGCGAGCCGTTGAGCTGGATCTGGGCGACGCCCTCCTCGACGAAGGCATCGAACATCACTTCCTTGCCAGACACGATCAGCCTGTTCTTTCTGTCGGCCTGGTGATTGATTGTGTGGACGGCATCGGCGAGCGAGAGAAGCTCATCGACTGCCATGTCCTGCCAGTTCGTCATGAGGGTCTCGTCGATCAGCCTCGGCGCGATGATGGGATCTCGACCTGCGGCACTCTCTGACTCGACCCACTTTGCGAGGGACTGTCGGGCGCGGGACTCTTTCCCCGAGATTCGCTTGAACTCGAATCGTTCGAGGAGCTTGTCCTGCTGGTCGAGATAAGAATGAACGACCTCCTGCGTGACCGGGTCGATCGTGTCGAGCTTGCCAAGTTTTCCTCGATTCGTCGCCGTGTCCTGCTTCTTGATGTAGCTCACCGCCTTATCGGCCGACTTCTTGGCGTCGACCGCCGCGCTGTAGAGGAAGCGGTTGATCATCCGCTTCTTCTGCCAGTCGACGGCCTCGTCGTACTTGCCCTTCTCCGCAGCCTTGATCGCCTCGGTCGCTGCCTTGCGTTCGGACTGAAGGTAGCGGTTCGGATCGACGGACCGGACCGTCGCCTTGGCGATCTGCTGGTCGGCGTAGCCGGAGAGCATCGCCTTCGAGAGCTTAATGACTCGGTGACCGGCCTTGCGGTTCAGGGCGTCCAGCTCCACTTGGAGCTGCTTCAAGCGAGCGCCTGATTCGTGGACCGCAGCTCGTGAGGCCTCCTCCATCGCTCCGTCAGTCGTGACGTCGCCGTGCTTCAACGCCATGCGCCTGTTGGTCTCGGCCACGATCTGCCTGGAGCGCGGAGCCTCGCTGATCAGCTTGCGAATCATTTCGTCGCCAGACTTGAAGCCGAATATCTGCGCGATCGAGTCTGGATGAACGCCGCCGACGGCCCTGGTCGCGTTGGGACCTAGCTTGCGTTTGATGGCGCGAGACATGGTCTCGTACGTCTTGTCCAGCTCGATCGTCGAGACCTTCAGCGGAGCCCCGTTGATCGAGAGCACGTCACGATTCGACTCAAGCTCTGGAGGGAGCGATCCATCACGAAGGAACTGAGAGGCCTGCACGGACGGCTTAGCATCGATGTCCTTCGTGACCTGCTCGATAGTTGCGGCGCGCTCTTCCTTCCACCAGGCCTTGCCCTCTCGCTCCTGCTCTGCGCGGATCTTCAGATCCATGTTGCGGTAGGCCTCCCAGTGCGCCTCTTCCGCGAGGTTCTGGTAGGCCTTGAACTTCTCCTCTGTCATCCCGGCCTCTGCGGCGTTTGCGAACATTGGGATGTAGCGATCGTGCTCTTCGACCTGAGCGATCTGCTCGTCGGTCGCGATCATGCGCGACATCACGTCCTTGATGTCCTGAGGGATCGCGCCACCGAGGCTTTCGATCTTCTTGTAGATCGAGGAGAGCCAACGAGCGAAGCGAGTGAACGCGCGGATCATCCCAGCCGCAGGCGCTCTGCCCTCCATGAGGAAGGCCTCGAAGCCTCGGGCCCACTTCTCCTCTTTAGCCTTCAGCTCGGAACGGCGAGCTTGGTCTAGAGCCGGGTCGCGCATCTCCTTCAGAGAGGCGACGCGATCCTCGTGGCTCTCGTAGCCCATCCACTTCAGGGCGGTCTCGTAGTCCTCCTTGACCTGCGGGTTCGATCCCTCCTTCGAGGACAATCTTCCCATCACGTCTATGAACATGTGGCCGGTCTCGTGCAGGAACGTCGAGAGATCGGCGTCTGGTCCGATGTTGATGATGTAGGGGCGACCGCCAGACATCAGGCGGATCGAGCCGCGAACCGGCTGCTCAAGCTCAGTCTGAGAATCGGCCCATGCTTCGGCGTCAGCTGCGGCCTCTGTCGCGCTATCGCGCATCGGGGCGATAGGGTCGCCCTCTGACGTGTAGGCCTGAACCCCCTGGATCGCTCCTTCGGCGTCGATCTCGACGATGGCCGCGACGCCTCCGTCCAGCTCCATCATGGCTTCGCCAGGAGCCGCGCCACGATCCGCGGTCCACCTGTCGCTCACCGGAGCCGTGGGGCTCGGGTCTGCGATGTAGGATGCGTCGGCCTTCTTGTTGGCCTTCTGGACGAGCTTCAGTCCGCGCTGGCTCCTCTCGAACCGCTTGTCAGCCTTGGGCTTCCACGTCGATACGAGGGTCCGTTCGTAGTCGGAAAGGATCTTCGCCGCTTCGGCTTTGAGCGATTCGAGAGTCGCCAGACGCGAGACGTAGGACTGCTTTAGCTTCTCGGCGCGGGCTTGTTCGCTGGCAGTGACACTACCACTTCGTCGTCTGCCAGCCCGAGCGCCTTCTGACGCTGCGCGGTTGAGAAACTTGAGTGAAGCGGCAGGCGCGGAGGTGTCCAAGTAGCGGGCAAGGAGGTTGGCGTCGAGCCCGGACTTGCCGATGATGGCGTCGACTGTTTTGGCTCGCGCTGCTTCGACATCGGCCTGCCTCTTCGCTGGGTAGTCAGCCAGCTCAATATACGTCGATTTGTAGTTCTTGGGGAACGTCTCAAAAGAGTGCGCCCCGAAGACCTTTTCTGCGGCCTCGACCACGATCTGCGGGTCCGGACCAACCGGCCCGTCCTCGCCGAAAGCTGGGTTGATGTCGACCGTGATCCCGTTCGCGACGTTTGGGTTCACGTTCAGCTCGTTGCCGCCCAAGGCCTCTGAGAACGAGGCAATCTCCCCGTTGCTGAGGGACACGCGGTTCTCAAGGAAGATCTGGTACGTCCGGATGAATCCGGGCCAAGGCTTCGCGCTTGGATCGTTGTTCGGCACGGAACGAAACGAAGACGCCGCCATCGCCCCCTGCTTCCATGCGTCTCCGATGACGGACAGGAAAGTCTCAAGCTCTGCCTCGCTGAGAGCCGACATCGGGAGTCGGATGTTTGCCCCGACGTTTCCCTGGTACGTCCCGTACCCGTTCACGACGCGGCTGATCCGTACCTTGTCCCCCTTAACGACCGAAGCGATCTTCTCGGCAAGACTCGCGGCGCTCTCGCCTCCGCCCCTCTTCCCGAGCCCTGAGAAGGCACGCTTCGTGATCGAGTCGAACTCGCCCAGTGAGTTGAGATCGCCGATCGTCCTGGCGCGCTCGACCGCCTCCTTGATGGCCGGTCCGCTTTCTGTGAGGAGGGTTTGCACCTCGATCGTAGCGATCGGAGACTCGAGAAATTCCTCGCGAGATCGAGACAGTATGTTCGGGATCTCGTCGCCCATCAGCACGTCGGTTGGAATCGATCCGTTATCGATCTTGACGCCGGCCTTCGAGAGGCGCTGAAGAACTTTCCCGAGCGCCTGCTGGTAGTCGTCCGAGCTGGTCGCTCTCCCGGCCCCCGCTCGGCGCTCGCTCTCGTAACGCTCCTGAACCCAGCCCATCGCCTGGAGCTGCCAGGTCTGGTACGGCTCCGCGCCCTTCGGGAGCTTGGCGTTAAGCGAGTCGCGGAGGTTAATGTAGAAACGCGACAGCACCTCGTACAAGACGGGATTGCTCCCGATAGTGTCGGCGTTCAGACCGAACGTCGCTGCGACCTGCCTGTCGTTCGTCGAGAGCGGTCGTTCCTTCGAGAGGCCCAGGACGTACTGCATCGTTCCAGAGAACGACCTGACCTTCGGACCTTCGAGCCCAGCGCCAGACAGCGCGGCCCCCACGGTGACCGGGCTGATGATGTCCGTCGCGACCGGGACGTGCGCCATGCTCTCAGCGAACACACTAACGGCTCGCGCGATGTTCAGGTTCGGGTCGGCCTGCGGGCTCGTAGCCGCGACGACATCGATGAAGCGCGACAGTTCTTCCGAGCTGAGGTCCGGTAAGACGTGGCGGAAATACTCGGCGCTGATCTCGTACCAGTAGCGCGCCCGGTTAGGAAGAGTCAGCGCCCGCGCCCAGAACTCGGCAGGCTTTGGCTCCATCTTCATGGACAGGCTGTCGACCACTTCTCGCCCGCGACCCGTCTCAGAGACCGCGCTCTTGAACGCACCGGTTACTGCGGACTGAAGCTCGGCCTCGCTCTCTGTCCAGCCGTCCCCGGCCTCGTCGAGATTCGCTTCGAGGAATTCCTTGCCGTCGACCATGAGCATCGGCTTGCCGTCGCGATGCGCGCCAGCAACAAGCGGAGCGTCTCCGATGTTGGCCCTGATCTCGCGGATAGTGCGACCGAGGACTTCGGCCTGCTCGCGAATGGCGGCCTGGTTCAGAACGCTCGGATCATTCGGATCGAACGCTCCGCGATTAGCGATCGCGCTCTTCATCTGCGACTGGTCGAAGACGATGTAGGAGTCGCGAGCCTCAGGATGCTGACGCAGGAAGCGATCGTCGGTCGCGAACTTCTGAGTCAGATCGTAGGCCTGTATCGGCTGGCCTTCTGCGCTGGAGATCTCGTGCCTGTTCAGGTAGACGATGCCGTCGTAGCCGAGGCTCTTGATCAGACCCTGGAGCGCGAGTCGCTGCTCCTCTTTGTAGTCGTAGGCGTCGGCCTCGCCGCGCTCCTGCCTGTACTTCATGAGCCACTCGGTCCATGCGTCCTTACCGATCATCCCCCTCTTTTCCAGCTGGGGGATGATGTTGTTCGCTCCCCAGAACCCGTTGTCTTGAAGACGAAGCGGGTTCTTCATGTTCACGAACAGGGGCACCGTTCGAGCTGGAGCCTCGTTATCGTAGACGCGCGAATTGAGCAGAGGAAGATCCGCACTAACAACCAGTCCTGCGACCTTCGGGTCTGCGGTGAGGTGAAGCCCGAGGTCTCCGTGCTCAGTGTCGATCGCCGCCGTGTCGAACTGGGCCCTCGTGCCGTGGTACAGGACGAGAGGCGCACCATCACCTGACGTGATCTGGCTACCCTGGAACCACGACCTGAACTCTGGCGTCTCTATCGCGGCCCTGGTGTCCTGCGACAAATCCGTCTGAGCTTGATCGGTCGCGGTAACGACGAGCGGGAACTGGGCCAGCACGTCCTCTCCGGTCCGCTCGCCCATCGTGTCGACGAACCAGGAATGCAGCTGCGCGTAGAAGTCGGCGTCACGCTCAGAGACGCGCCCGGTGTCGAGCAGCTGGCGCTTGCGAAGATCGTAGGCGGGTGTGTCAACGTGCTTGTCTCCACCGTCTCGGATCTCCGCGACGACCTTCTTCATGTCCTTCATGTTGGCGTCGAACTCTTCCTGCTGTCGCGCCGTCATGTCGTCTGGATCGAACTTGAGATCGCCAGCGATCTGTGGGTGGTACTTGCTGTTCGCAATCCTCGATGCGTACGTCTTGAACGGGATCGCGATGTCCGACCCTTCCTGCATCGCGGTCCTATACTCCTTGCCGATTCCGATCTGATCCGCTGCTTCGGTTGGAGGGAGCTTGTCTTGGAAAAGAGTGTTGAACTCCTCGGTGCCCAGGTATACGGTCGACGGGTGACCGCCTTCAACGGCAAGATCCGCAATCTCTCCGATCTTCTCTGGAGACCGCGCAGACAGCTTCGCGTCTGCAACGATCTTCCCGTTCCTCTCAAAGATGGACTTGTTGGCCTCACCGGCCGCTCGGTTCCTCAGTTGCTGGTGCAGGCTGACGCCGGAGCCGACTGCGCCAGCCAACATGAACGCCTCAAGGCTCTCGACCGCGGTCCCCGTGAAGGACTCGATCTCGACGCCGAACTCGGTCGGGTCATTCAGTGCGACGTTCTGTCCAACATCGGTCACGACCTGCTGAACTCCCTCTTGGACCGATTCGGAGACCAGTTGCTTCCCATAACCCAATACTGCGTCGCCGACCAGCTTCCGAAGAGACTGCTGAAGAACAACCTTCTCGCCGCCGACAAGAAACTTCAGGCCGGGTAGGAACGTGAGCATCGCCCCGAATCCAACGACCTCGATCAGGCCGTTGATAGCACCGACGGCCTCTGCTGCCAGCTTGGCCCTTCTCAGGTCTACGGGACCGCCGCGAGCCTTCATTTCCTCGACGTACTGAACGTAGGCCGCTCCGGTCTCCTGGCGGGCTGTACCGACCCCTGAGCCGAGCGCAACGCCGCCACCTACCGCGAACGGAACGAGTGGGTAGGCCCCGCTCCCGACCGCCGTGGCTCCAGCCGCTGCGCCAGTGCCGAGGCCGATGCCGAGAGCTGTGCCCATGCCTGGAAGAACCTGGACGCCCTTCAGCACCGACTTGAGAGGACGCACCGACTCGTCGATCGTCTTCGCGCTCGACTCGATCTTCCTCTTCAACTCGATGATTGCGTCGTCTGTCGTCGGGTCCATGCCAGCGCCCATCAGCGCTATCGAACGCTCGGAGAGCTTGACCTGATCGACACCGCCCATCCAGGCGTCACCAATCTTCTGGAGAGCCCCGCTGCTCACGTCGTCGTGTGACAGCGCGATGTTGTCCCTCTTCGAGAGCCACTCGGTGAGGCGCGGATTGTTTCGGGCTAGGTCGGTGAGCCCCATCGTGTTGAAGTTCTCTACGTTCTTCGCATGCTCCTCTGCGGCGCGGATGGTCATGGGGTCGAGGCCGAGGGCCCTCCCGGTCTTCCACAGGCTCGCGAACTTATCGGGTGGCGTCTGCACTGCGATCTTCGCGTTGGCCCACAGCTCGTTCTGCGCGTCAGCGATGTCAGCCTCGACGGCATCCGCGATTGGGTCTGGGCCAGCGCCTGCCGCGGCCTCGTCGATCTCTTCGTCGACGAATTGCCCGTAGTCGATCTCGCCCACTACTTCACCGGGGGCAGCCCGAGGCTGCGGCGGTAGGTGTTCAGGATCTGCTGCTTCGTCGGGAAGATGCCTCGGGTGTTGTAGTGATCGGCGATCTTGAGTGCGATGTCGTCTGGCACAGTCATCACGTCATCGATCGGATTGTCCTGAGGAGCTGATGGATCGTTCGGCCTGAACTCCTCACCACCGGGCTTGGTGAGCGACTCGAAGCGTCGACCCTTCCTGTCTCCCCAGATCCGTCCCTGACCGACCCTGCTGCCCTCAGCGAGCGCGTACGCCGACAGCTTCTGCAGCTCGTCGAAGGACGGGAGTAGGCCCTTGTTGCTCGCCTGGTAACGCTCGATCTGTTTCCGCATGAATCCGTCGTAGTTCGAGAACCTTTTCTTGTCCGCGTCGCTGTCTCTTCCGTTCGGGCCGTACGCTCGATCGAACTCTCCCGTGATCACCTTGTTGATGTCAGCCTCGGTCACGGACTCTTTCGGCTTCCCACCAGGGCCCCTGCCAGCCCGAAGGGCTGCTACCGTCGACACAGCGCGCTGGTAGTCGGACTCGTTCCAGGTGTTCACCCAGTGGATCGGATCGTTCTTCGGATCGAGCTTCTGCTCATCGGTCAGGTAAGCCCACCGCGTCCAGCTCGCTGGATCAGTCTTGACCGTGGTTGTCCTGGTCGCCTGCTGAAGCTCGTGGTCGCGCATCGCGATGATCACTTCGGGGTTGTGCTTCTGAACGCGGGCAACTAGGTCCGACGGAATACCGGCCATGCGGTAGCCGCCGTTGATATAGGCAGACTTGATCGCATCGATGTCGGCCTGCTCGACGTTCTTCGCCGCGCTCTCAACGTCACCGAACCTGACCTTGAGCCGGTTCATGACGTTGTCCTGCTGCTCACCCTGGAGCATCGCGTTGGCCTCGTTCAACGCGCCAATCTCGTCGTCTGGATGCTTTGCGAAGAGGACATCTGTCAGCGCCTGCTCGACGTTCAGGTCGCTCGTCGCTGACGCGATCTTCGCCATGTTGTCCGCGTCCTTTCCGCGCAGCTCACCCTTGACCTGAGGGTAGAGCACGAGGAAGTCGGCGTTCCTGTTGTTGGCGAGAAGCGATTCGAGCTGTCGCGTGGTGACGCTTGAGACCGCAGCCTCTCGAAGCTGAGCGAGCTGCTCAGCGCCGACCTTTCCCTCCCACCTCTTCGCGACAGCTGCGGCGGCGTTCCCCTTCGAGACGAGCGCCAGGTCGTAGTTCAGCGGATCGATCGACACCGACTGCTCTGACGACTTGATCGCCTGATCCATGCTGAACTCGTTGTAGTTGTCCAGCTCTTGGACCTCGTGAGACCGCGCGCTCTGCAGCATCGCTGTCGACTGCTGGGTAAGGGCGCGAGTGAGGATGTCTCGCTGCGTCTCGTTCTCGGCCCACGCGAGAGCGCCGACCGCGGTCTTCTCGAAGGCACCGCGCGCTTCGTCTGTTACGCCCCTCGCCTCCATCATCTTGCGCGACTGGAGCTGCGTGAGCGTCTCGTTGTTCAGGTCGGTCGCGAGGCCCATGATCTCGATGACCTTGCGAGAGTCGGCGTCGCGCTTCTGCTCCATCACGACGCCCTGAGCGACCTCGCCGACGTTCTGGATTCCAGCGGCGACGCCAGCTCCGAACGCGAGCGGGCCAGCTGCTACTCTGATCTCTGGCGTTCCAAGAGGGGCCTGCCGAACCTCGGGCCCTGTGATGACGGGGACCTTCATCGCGTCGCCTTAGCCTGGTAGTAGTTCCCAACAGCCGACGACGTTCCTGTGAGGATCGTCCCAGCCGCTGCATTGCGGCCGCTGGACTTGTCTGCCGACGACTGGGCCAGGTAGTTCCCAGCTCCTACGCGAAGCGCGAACGCTTCGCGATCCGCATTGGACTTGGCGGTCTGCTTGTCCAGCTCCGTGAACATTGCCGCATCACTCAGGACGTCGAGAGCAGATCCGCTGGTCGTCTCGACCCCGGACGCTCCGAACCCGGCCTTGATGGCCCCGCGGACCTGACCGCCCTTGAGCGCGATGTCGACGCCCTCGTTGAGCCCGCGAGCCTGAGCGTCGCGAGCCTCTTGCTCCTTGGCGTCAGCGTTGCGCTTGGCGATCGCCGCCTGAAAGTCTCCGGCCTGTTTCTGCGCGTAGGCTCCGTACGCCGTGCCGACGAGCGAGATGACTAGCGGTATCGCGGCAGGAGCCATGTCAACCTCCGATCGTGTGAAGCGTGAAGGGCTGTCCGGTATCACGATCGAAGTACGTCTCTCCGGGTTTGAACCCAGAGTGCAGCGCGAGCTTTAGGGCTCCGACGTGTCGTGACCCGATGCCAAGACTAAGTCTTCGCCACCTCGTCTTCAGCAAGAGCAGCACGAGCGAGGCGTAACGCACGAACGTCTTTCGGTGCTCGTCAACGGTCTCGGTCGTGAGGAGCCAGAGCGTGCCGTGCCCGTTCAGCACGTCGTTCGGAATCACGCCGTAGATTGCCATGACCTCGCCGTCGATCGTGCATGCCCGACACTCAACCGATGCCTCGACCGAGTGACGCACTGCTTCGAGCGCGCTCCTGTACCCGGCGTCGTGACACTCGACGATGTCGTCGACGCGCATGAACGCGGCAAGCTCTAGGACGTGAGAGTCCTTCACGTCTGGGAACCTAACCTCCAACGCTCACCTCCGGAGAGAACCCGAGGATCGTGCAGGCGATTGGATCTCGGTTCTGTATGTAGATCTGACCGCCCGTGTTCCAAGTGTTCTGGTAGCGCACGTCGACGCGCCCTGTCTGCGGAGCAGTCGGGTCGTCGAATGCGGCGCGCTGCTGAGTCATGCTGTCGAGCGACTCTCCAGCCCAGATCCCGGCAGACTCGGCGATGTCGATGCCGCAGATGCTGATCAGCTTCTGCTTGGACTTGATGTCGCCACGGCCCCCGGCAAGCGGGAGCGTCCTCACGGTCGACTCGAACGGAAGACCTGCGGCGCAAGTGTTAACGATCAGGTTCAGCGTGATCGATCCGTCGGCCTCAACCACTAGAGGCGCGTGGGCCCCTGAGTCTCCGCGCACAGCGACGGTCTCGCCGATCAGGTGGTCGTAGCCCACGAACCTCTTCGCCCCAAGCTCCCAACGCGAGCCGTCAGGAGCCACGGCGAGGGCCGCGGGGATGTCCATGTTCAGCACGACCTGATAGGTGTCCTCGTTGCCGATTCCAGGCCACACCGAGAGGATCTGCATCGTGTAGCGGTTCCCGTCGGCGTCGTACAGGACGATCCACCGCTTCTCGTCACCAGCGAAGTCTGGGTAGACGGGGGTACCGAGGAGCGAGCCGGGGAGGATGAACTTCGGAATTCGGATCTCACAGGTCGCCCCAGAGACCAGCTCGGCGAGCGTGTCGATGCTCCAGCCACTCCCGGTCCCGAGCATGAACTCCCAGTTGTCCTCGCCAACGGCCTCACCGTTGCGAGTCTGGGAGTCAAGCTCGACGATGACGGCGCAGTCTGAAAACGGCGACGTGAAGTCGCGCGTCGCGCTCTTCTCGATGAACCACGTCCTTGCCCCAGCAACCTCGCGCTCGACCACCGTGTAGATGGTCTCACCCTCAGCGTCGAGGTTTCGTGCAGAGCACACCGATCGGTACTTCCCATCGGTGACGTGTCGAGTCCATGCGGCCACGTTCTGATCTCGAACGTAGGTGAATGTCAGCATGAGCCCGTCCGCTCGGATTGCCGTGATCACCGATGACGGAGACGACACGTACGCCCACTCCGTGATCTTCACCGGCTTGCCGGTGGCCTCGTCTCTGAACAGGTGATTCGCCAGGAGACCGACGTCTGCCGCTGGATAGTCGTTCGAGTTGTGCTCGTAGAGCCACTCGCGGACGTGGCCCCCGATGTCCTTGAAGAGGATCACGTTCCCGACCACGAGAGGATGCAGCGTGCCACTGCCTCGATGGCTGACCGGAGCGGCGTCAAGGTTTGATGGTGTCACAGGCTTGCCGCCACCGGAGAGGACGTGTTCGGCCCCGGTCGTGAGTACAAGCAGATCCCGCATAGGGACGAGGAACCTGATCTCGTTTAGCTGGGTCTGCGCGAGCGTCGCCTCGATTGCGTCGTCGTCCACCGTAGGGATGCTGCGCTGGAAGCTCTGGTAGTCGCTCACCTCCGACATGAAGATCGTGTCAACCCGGTCGAGCACGTTGGCAAACACGAGCCGCTGCTGGTAGTAGGCGACGCAGGCTGGCTTGTACCGCCCGTCCTCGGTGAATTCGTTCGCTCCGTTGCGCGGCGGGTCCGTATAGTCAGGGGCGATATTCTCATCCTCGAAGCGCAGGATGTCGACGTTAGGTGTAACGCCTCCGGCTATTGCCGCTGCGTCACGAGCCGCTACTCCAGCGGCTGTGGCGTAGGCGTAGGCAGCGGTCAGGTCGCTGTCCTGTAGGCGACGTCCGAGAGACACGACGTACTCATGGAATGCGAGATGGTACGCTCGCCAGTACGCGGCATCGGCCAGCTCGGTCACAGTCCTCGGCCAACGCGCAGTCCCAATAAACCCAAACGTCCCATCGAGACCCTTGTAGACCGCGTAGTGATCGACAACGATGTCACCGCATGTGATCTCGATCAGCTGCGGGATGACGGTCGACACGTTAGCGCCGACCTCGCGCTCGGCTGACAGTTTCGGAAGACTCTCCTTCCCGTCCACCGTCACCCCGGCGACGGCATACTGCCACGTCCTCGTTGGAGCGAGCGTTGGCTGTCCGATCGCAGGGAACAGCACAGCGTCGGGCTCTCCAACGCTAGTGAACTTCTGGATCGTGTCGAGCGTCCAGGCGTCGCCGCTGGCGCGTTTCAGCTCGTAGGCGTGGTTGATTTTAGTCCCGTCCACGATGGTCATCACGTCAACCGACTGCGTCACGGTGAGCCTGGAGATCTGTGACTCGGTCCCCTCATCGTCCTGGGTGGTCGCAGTCCACGGCGTTACCAGCTCGACGACGGCCGGTTGGTCGTTATTGAACACGCCAAAGCACAGGTCTAGGCCAGCGGCCTGGAGGGTCCACACCGCTGCGATCGTGTCTGCCTTGCGCGAGTACCGCCCGCCAGGGAATAGGTCGCCCTGAGAGTTTGTCACTCGGTAGTAGAGCTGCTCTGCGTCAACGAAGTGGTCGAGACGGATCACTGCGTGGAGGATTGTCCCCGGTGCGAACGGGGCCGCTCCAGCCGTTGGGTCTTTCAGTTTGAAGTAGACCCAGCCGCCATCCACCCCTGTCCCAATGTGGGGAACGGTGGCAAGGTCAACGTCCTCCATAGACTGGAAGTCGTTAAACCCGAGCCCTGGGACTTCGACGCCAGGGAGGCCAGCGACGTTCGTGAAGATCGCTACCTTGGCGTTTGAGAACTTCGTGCCGAAGCTCCTTACGAGCTTGAACCCTATCTTTCCAATCTCGAACGGGCTGACGGCATCTCCTATGAACTCCTGGCCGTGGAAGTCGTCGTAGACGAACGACGTGTTGCCAGCGTAGCCATCGAACGGAACCTTATCGTTGACCTGTAGCGCAGCGTACCCGCCCGAGTAGAGCAGTCCATCCTTGTCGTGAATTCTTAGGTACTGATGGCCGAACTCCAAGACGTAACTCTCTTCGGCCGAAGGTGCGAACGTGATCAGACGGAAGGTCGAGCCGTCGTCGAACTTGCACTCTCCGAACTTCTCAGATCCCTGCCGGTTCCTAACACCCCCGTGCGGGTCGACTACGAAGTTCTCAACGAGAGCAGCCGACTGCCTGTAACGCTCGATGTCGACGCGGCCGTAGAGAGACGGCGCAAGCTCGCCGCCAGACAGGGTTGACTGCTGGATAGGAGTCGGCATCCGTCCCCCTACGAATGGTTGGCCCTAATCGTCGTGTCCACGCCGCCATCACGGGCGCGGACGAATTCGGATTCCCTGGCGTCGTCTGGCTGGCGCTGGTTCGCTGACATCGATCCGCACTGGATCACCGCGGCGTTCGCTGCGTTGATCGCGTACGACACGACATCCGTGGTTCCGGTCAGCGGCATCGCGATCTCGACGGCGAGGTTCCACGCGAGCGCGTGTACGAAATGCGATGGATACGATCCGGTAGGAACGTCGTTGCGCGTGTACTGGAGGACGGCCTCCTCCATGTCGGAGAAGATCGTCCGCTTCGCCGGATCGTCCTCGCCCTCGACCTCCCACGGGATCAGCTCCTCGATGGTTGGGTTGCGGGTGAAGCCCTGGATGTTGCGCGGGCACGCGCAGTCCGCAGGAAGCTCGTAGCGGAACGCCCAGAAGTCGTTCGGGTCGGTCTCAAGAAGCGTCAGGGCCTTGCGTCGACGAGCGAATCCCCAGTCCACCTGTTCGAGCGTGAGACCGAGGATCTGTGGGTAGACGAGCTTGAGGATGCGAGCCTCCTCGCTCTGCTCGTTCATCGACCCGATGCGCTGTCGCGCGCCGATGCGACCGAGCGCCATGTTGCAGATGTCGACCTGCGAGGCCATGCGCTACTTCTTGGTCTTCGGCTTGGTGGCCGGGGCCTTGCCGCCGCCGCGAGTGAAGCCCTCGTCGTTCATGCTCTCGTAATGGACGCGGTTCTCGATGCTCTTCGCGTCCTGGCCCTTGCCCGTGAGCTTGTCCTTGCGTTCTTGCGCGGTCTGCGAGATTGACTTCTTCATCGTCCCTCCGCTCCACCGAGCGACTTCCTCCAGGCCGCGCGCTGCTCTGCGGCGTACCTGGAATGCTGTACCCCGTTTGCCTTGTCCACTTCGTCCGCGAGCTGGAGAGCCTGGTCGAGCTTCGCCATCTCCGGCGTGTGAGCACGAACCGGGTTCCATCCCGCGTTGAACCGCTCTCTGAATTTTCTCGAGTCTCGGTCGTTCTCGAACAGGCCCTTGACTCGTGTCGCAGCCTTCTTCTGCAGCGCGCTCTTCTGCGGAGCTGGATCACCGAGCGGGTTCGCTCCGCGTTTCGTACGAGCCGCTACAGCCGAAGCAGCGCGAGCCGCTACGGCCTCATCGCTCTTTCCGAACCACGGGGCCCTCACCTACTTCTTCCTCTTCGACCCGGAAGCGAGGTGCTTTCCCGACTGGTGGATCACGCCCTTCGACTTGAGGATGGCGATCGCAATGGACTTTGACTTTCCGCTCGACTGAACGGACTTGATCGCCCTGTCCACCTTCGCGCCCATGCTAGGCGTACCGACCCTTGCTGTCCGGAACTTTCTTCTTCTTCGGCGGAGTGGGCACGCGCTGGATCTTTCCTGTGCCGCCCATCTTCACCGTTCCCTTTGGCTTGTCCTTCGATTTGTCGGCCATGATCGCCTCGAAAGGCCCACCCCCTTTCGGAGGTGGGCCGGAAGTTGGTGCGTTGTCAGTCCTTGCGCTTCGACGACTTTTCGACCTTGCCCATCTCAGAGAGCGCGGGCTTCGAGTCGGCGACGGGCTCTGGCGCGACGTACGCCTCGTACGGGATGGCGTGAGTCGGCGGCTTACAACCTGGAGGAAGCTCGAACGGCTCTCCCGGCTTGTAGTAGTGACCCCTACCGTAGAAGGCGGAGTGCTCCAAAATGTACTTCTTGGCCATCAGTCCTCCCTACGCCTGCGCCGTCTGCTGTCCACCACGCGGCACGACCGCAAGCATGAGGCGTCCGACTCCGGTGAACGCCGTGCCAGCCTGAATTCGGTTCACGCCAATCCAGCGTTGCATCGGGAACCCACGGGGGATCTCGATGCCGAACCGATAGCCGGGAACGAGAGCCGCCGTCAGGATAGCTGCGGTCGTGTGAACGACGGTCGTGACTGCGCCCGACGTTGCTCCTGTCACCAGCTGGAGCTGAAGGCTTGTGCCACCAGCAGCCGCTGCGTCGGTGATGATCGCGACGATGTCGAGATCGGCGAGGTTGGGAGTGATGTCCGAGAGCGCGCCCCCGAACGTGTCACTCTGCGCTGTCCCGCCACCGAGAAGGTCGATGACATCCGACAGTGTCGTCGACGCGGCCGTGATCGACGAGAGCAGCACGTCGCTGAAGATGTTCTGTTTGTCCAAAAGCATTTTCTATTCTCCCTTGTCCCGCTTAGACCAGCGACGTTTCGTTGTTGAGGATGGCGTCGACAACCCGAACGGGGTATCCGAGGAACGCCGTGACCGGCTTCCCGGCGAAGGTTTCGAGCGTGAGCTGCGAGGACGCCTTCGACATCGCGCCGCGATGCAGGGCCTCGGCCACGACGCGATTGCAGTAGATCGACAACCGACCGGCGTTGGGGTCGTACAGCCGGTAGTAGGCCTTGACCATGGCATTGATGAGGACAGCCATCTCGGCGTCTGTGGCTGTCTGGATCGCGCTTGAGTCGATGTTGCAGACCCTGGCAATTTGGCGTCGATCTTGGACGCACAAGCCCAGGTTCCACTTCCAGTGGGTGACCCACGCGGTGTACTTCTTGGACGAACCGGCGTCGACGATCTGCTTGCTGAGATCTTCCGACACGAGCCCGCCGTTCATGCCCTTCGGATAGATCATGTAGGTCGTGTCCTCGCCCCAGCACACGAACCAGATCGACGTGCTGTCCGCCCCGGAGTCGGCGACCGCACCAGTCATGGCGGAGTAGTCGATCACGTTCGGCGTCGTGAGCGTGTCGTACCGAGTCGACAGCCCGTGAATCTCCTCGGGGTTGTCGTCGACGCTCGCATAGATCAGAGCGCGAGCGACCTCCTTGTTCATCGAAGACAGGAACGCCTTGTCCTCTGAGGCCCGGAACGCGGCCTGATTCCCGTTCAGCTCCGCGAGTCCGCAGTCGACGTACGAGAAGCCTTCCAGCATCCCGCAGCTCTCGTCGTACTGGGTCGTGGTGCTCTTCGACGGCACGACGCCGTCGTTGAACCGCCGCCATCCGAGCGCCGGTTCCGTGTTGCGCGTGGTGAATCGATGCCCCGTCTGGAGGTTGCCCTCCTTCGCGACCGCATCCATGAGGATGGGGTTCTTCTTCGACAGGATCTCGATGATCTGCGCGATGGAGCCGTCGGGGTCTTGCCGACGGACCATGTCGAGCAGGGTCGGGTCCGTGATATTCAGCTCTGCCATTGTCAGTTCTCCGTTTTCTTGTCTCCGAACAACTCAGGGCTGTTCGGGTACAGTTCCCTCAGCGTGGCCTCATCGCTCTTGCCTGCGCCTGCGGGTTGGTTTGCTGCTCCCCTTCCGATCCCACGGTCCTCACGGAATGCGAGGGCGATGCGATGGAAGAGCTTGATCATCGGAACGCGATTGCCGAGCCTCGTGCTCTCCATGAACGCAATCTCGTCCTTCGTCGCGAACTTCTGGAACCCCTCTGCCGCGAGCTTCAAGGTCTGCTCGTAGTTCGAGCCGCCCAGCTCGGGGTCTTTCTTCAGCTCGTCGAACCCGGCCTTCTCGTCCGCGAGGACTTGATCGGCCAGGGCCTTCTCGCTGGCCTCAGCCATCTTGGCCTGATGCTTCACGCCGTACTCGACGAACTTCTGCGCCAGCTCTGCCGGGATCTTTTCTGCTTTCGCAAAATCCACGAACGAGCTGACTGCCTCAGGGTCGAGGTCGACTCCTTGCGGGGCCTTGATGTCGTACACGATCTCGGCCGGTGTTCCCTGCGTCAGCGCGGTGCCGTCTGCGGCTTTCGCCTCGGGCGTGGCAGCTGGAGCTGGAGTCTCGGTCGGTTTCGTTTCGGTTGCTGCCGCAGACTTAGCTGCGGGTTCTGCTGGTGTGGCCGGAACCACAGGCGCGGCAGGCGTTGCTACTTCAGTTGCGTTTCCGCTCATCGCGATCCTCGTCTTCCATGAGTCGCATCAGCTCCAGGCAGTAGGTCCGCAGCTTTGCGACCAGCATGTGCCCGAAGTTCTGCTGACCCAGTGCGAATGCCGTGAGTCGGCCCGACTCGCGATACGCGATGTCCCCGACCCCACAGTCCTTGATGATCGTCGCCACGAATCGCCGCCCCTCACTCGTCTGCATGACGGCCTTGATGTCGTGCTCCTCCTGCTCGATCGCAAGAGCGTCCTTGTCTCGCATCTTCCCGACCTTGGCCTCATCGCCAAGCTCGCCGATCTTGGTGACCTCGTTGAGGGGCTCCACCTTCTCGCTCATGGCTGCAACGCCCCAACGAGAGAGTCAAGCGTTCCCGGTTGCCCTTGGTCGGCCGCAGCGAGGTTCGACGCTGCGTTCGCCGCATCGGACGCTGGCTTCGCCATCGCGGCCATCGCCGCCATCTGCTGCTGCTGCGCTCGCTGCTGACGCTTCGCGGCCAGCTCGTCGCCGGTCACGACCTCGTCGGGATCAGTCCCGAGCATGTCGGCGTAGTCGTCGACCACGTTGTCGGAGTTGATTTTGTCCACCACGTCGGGGAACACCGCGGCCATGTTCCCGACGAACGACACCAGGCGCTCGACGGAGATCGTGCCGAGGAGCTTCTGGGCCTGGGCCAGGATCGATATGAACTCGACCCTAAGCTCCATGCCCTGCAGCTCGATCGGAGGCTCAGGGATCATCCCGCGACGCAGCATGATCTCGAACGTGCGATCGATGAGGGGCGTGAGCAGCTCGTCATGCAGGCGCTCCAGCACGGGCCCGAGCTGCAGCATCTTCTCCTCGTGCCGCTCGTCGACCTCGCGCGCCGTGATCGGCTGCGCCTGATCCATGCTCGCCAGCATGAGGAACAGGTCGTTGTAGAAGACCTTCTCGATGCGGTTCTGGTGGATCAGGATCTCCTCGCGGATCATGACCACGCGCGAGTCGATCTGGTAGGCGGGCTCGAACTTCTGACCGCCAGCAGCGTTCGAGAGGAATGTGACATCGCCAGCGAGCTGAGACCGCTTCTTGCGCTCCAGCTCTACGGGCGCGGTCATCGGAGGATTCACAACCTTGTCGAGAGCCGTGAGCTTGCGACGCTCCAGCTGCTGCAAGGCGCGGATGTCGCCGAGAGCGTCCATGCCTGGGCTGTTCCCGTAGGTGTCCTCTGCTGTGAGATCCCACCGAGGGACCATCGCAGGGAACTCGTTGAAGCCGACGGCCTCGAACAGCGGCTCACCATCTTCGGTCCCGGAGTCGTACTCAAGCCACACGCTGCGGTACTTCTTCCCGGCCCTTCCAAACTGCGAGGCGTCATAGGTCTCGTTGGGCTCGATGCAGTGCAGAATGCGGACGTAAGCGTCGATCTCGTTGTTCTCCCACTTCGCCTTGAGACCAACGCTCGCGTTGTCGAACCCGAACTCTTCAGCGATCTGGCCGACGGTCATCCACTTCTCGTGGTAGATCGTGTCGACCGACAGTCTGTGATCGTTCTGTACCACGTACGACCCGATGGGGTAGCTGTAGCCGCGGATCACATCGCGATCGTCTTCCTCGACGCACTGGGCGGCGATGCCGAATGCTGCGAGATCTCGGTAGGTCAGCTGCAGGATCGAGTAGATATTCGAGCGCGCGAACACGCTCCGCATCAGGACTTCAACCGCTCGCAGCCAGCCGCGAATGGACTCGACGTTCATCAGCTCCGGGTACGGAGTCGTGAGTCGGAACCACGGGCGAGCTGGCGAGCTGATGCCGCTCATCATCCCCGAGCTGAGGATGCGAAGAGCCTGGGATGCGGTCGAGTTGATGATCTTCTGATTGACCTTGCCACCGAAGTTGCGCTTTCCGCTGTCGTAGAGCAGGCGCATGCGTCGAGCCAGAATGTGCTCACCGATGTCACGCCAGTGCGGCACCCAGGTGCTGCGATCGTTCACGAGTCGGTTGTACCGATCCATGAACGCTCGCTTCGAGGTGCGCCGCTTCTCCTTCGCGATCAGGAGCTTCTCTCGTACGCCAGCGTTGTACACGTCAGTACCCGGCAGCCGGGGCCAACGAGGGCGGCGCTGCGAGAGGCTTCGACAGGATCGTGGACTGACGCCCGGTCGCCTGCATCGCCTTCTGCTTCTGGCGCTGACGTGCGAACAGGACCGTAGGGTCCAAGAGGTTCGGGCCTGGAGGCGGCGTCGCCTGCTGCTTCGGCATCTTCGGTGCGCCCATTAGTCGTCCCTCCAAGGGTGTTCGTCGTTGAGATCGTTGAGGCACTTGTCGGACGGAATGCTCGACGCGAGGTTGGTTGATGCCACGATGTACTCGGAGAACGTCAACGCCAGTGCGTCAGCGCGATCAGGAGACGGCAAGCCCTCGGCCAGCATCTTGTCCTTCGACACGAGCGCGAGCTGTAGGGTCTTTGAATTCCAGATGTAATCGCGCGAGACCAGCTGCTGCTCTAGCTCTGGGTCGTCTGGGATCGCACCGATCTCCAGCCAGTCGCGCATGCGGCCCCAACACTCGGCGGCCTTGTTCACGTAGGCCGACTGGTCTGACGCCTTCGCTCCGTTCAGGATCTCTCGCGTTGGATACCCGGAGTGCGACAGGATGTCGATGATCGGACCACCGAGCCCGCCGCCATCGCAGAACAGCGTATGAACGCGCAGGCCAGCCTTCCGCATGTCCTCGATGACCATCGAGATTTTGCTCGCGAGAACGACGCTGTCGCGCTCGCGCCACATCCACCACTTGACCCCACGGGCATCGCGACCGCACCGGAACGCAAGAACGGTCTCGCACGCACCTGAGCGAGCGAAGTCAAGGCCTGCGACGATCGGTTGATTGTGATCGAAGACGACAGCGCGCTTCCGAGCCACCGCGACATGAGCCTGAGAAATCAGCTGGTAGTCGGCCTGGAGCGGGAACTCTCCGCGGACACGCACACGAACGATGTCGCTGTCCTCGCCGTAGTCCTCGACCAGCTTGTCAATCTGCTGCTTGTTCGTTCCCTCGACCTTGCGAGAGTCGATGTGTCGCGTTGTCCAGCGGTGGCGCAGTCGACCGAAACAATCGGCGAAGCGCCCGGTCTGACGGGTCGGGTTGCCTGGAGCGAACCAGATGATCTCTGTGTTGTCGTCGGTGAGAACACCCTCGGTCACTTCCCAGATCTTGTCGTGAATCGCGGACGACTCGTCGAAGATGATCAGGATGCGCTTGTGCTCGTTGTGCAGGCCAGCGAACGCCTCGGTGTTGTTCTCCGACCACGGGATGATGTCGATGCGCCAGTTGTCCTCGTGCCCCTTCGAGCGCGAGCACATGCGCGTCGCCGTCAGCTCGAACCAGTGCCCATTGATCGCGAGCCTGTGCCACTTCGCAACCTCAGGCCAGGTCTTCGTGCGTAGCTGCGTGTCGGTGTTCGCCGTGACGATGCCGCGCGTGTCTTCGTGCGTCGACATCGCCCACATGATCAGCATCGCGACGAGAGCTGACTTTCCGACGCCGTGACCAGAGGCTACGGCCTCTTGGACCGCGTCCCACACACCGATCTCCGCGTTCGCCCTCAGCTTCGCGCCGATCTCTTCGAGCACCTCGCGCTGCCACTGCCTCGGCCCGGAGTGCGCCGACAGCTCGCCGCGTCCCCAAGGGAATGCGTACTCGACGTACCCGAGCGGGTCGTGCTGAAAGCGGTCGATGTCGAGGATGAGGGTCTCCTCGCTCGACAGGCGCTCAGCTGCCTGAGCCACGTCGCTCCCTCGCCTGCTTGATGCGCTCGGCCAGGTTGTCGATCACGTTCAGCTCGGTCTTCTGCGGGATCGCACCGCAGATCTCCTCGCGGACGTAACGGGCCGCGCTCAGCCGCGACATCGTGTCGTGAACCACGGAGCCGTCCATGACGGCGATCACGGTCCCGAGAGCCCGGTCGGCGACCTCGATGACCTCGGCGGGGAGATCCTTGGGCACCCGATGCCTCAGGGACTTGATGGCTGCCACGGAGCCGAGCGTTAGGGCGTTGTCCGACCCCTGGGGTCTCCCAGGGCCAGCGTGACGATCCTGGCGGAGTTTACGAGGCCGCACATCTGCGCCACGCTGCTTCACACATACTCGCTTTTGGGAAAACCTATAGGTCCCATGCGCCGAGGGTAGACCTACAGCCAAAAACTGTCAACCAGAACAAGCACCTATTCGACTTCGTGATTCCACATATGCGCGTTCTGCGATGACACATATGTGTTTTTGATGGATCGCATTGGTGTGGTTTATGGCTGGGGAAAGCGTTGGGGACCTGGGCCCATGGCGAACCCAGGCCCCCTTCGCCCGTCACCTGCGGTGGAGGCCCCAGTTGACGGCTTTACTCTACCTCACGCGATGTCTACGGGGCGAAAACAAGACCCCCGTTCTCTCTAGACGGGTTGCGTAGAACACCACCCCGCGCCATCGCCCTTTCAAGCGCAGCATTTCCCCGACGAGGAGCTTCGCCTTTCGAGTCGATACGGCGCACACTCCACGGAGCCTGATCCTGATCGTACGCAAGCGGTAGTCTGCCCACGGAGCTGGCCCATCGCCAGCGAGCAGGAGCTAGTCCCCACATAGACGACTCTTCCCTTGCAGGCCAGGACGTACACACCGTGAGTCGATCTTGGCTGAAGACGCCTCCCCGTGTAGTGAGCGGCAAGACAGACCTGCCTGCCGGTCCTGATTCCGCCCCTAGCCCCCAGATGCTTCCAGGTGACGTAGTGGCGGCGCTCGCCTTCTCCGATGTGAACACCAAACTCACTGCGATGGAGCATGTGCGCTGGAAGGGATGCAAGTCCACGCGCGCTCACGCCTGCACCTCCACTCCGAGCGCGCCACAGATCGCCTTGATCGTCTCGCGCTTTCCTCCGACAGTCCCGCGCTCTACGCGCTCGATCGTGTTGATGTGAATCTCCGACAGCTCCGACAGCTCGCGTCGACTCAGCCCCTTCGATTCTCGAACGACGCGGATCAAGTTGCCGATCCGGTAGCGCCTCCTCCGTTCCGTTGCCACGCGATTCATAGAGACCTCAGCTTCACCGTGTTGTTCTTCGCCGAGTCGGCGAACGAGAATCCCTTCGAGTCTTCCTTCGACCACGACGCTCTCAGGTGCTGGCCTCCGATGCATCCACAAGGCGATGCGAACATCCCGAGGCTCTTCCCGTCCTTGTCGTGCCGCTCGCGGATGATCACTTCGACATCGCGGCATTCGAGACATGCGTAGGTGCGATCGTCCTTGTCGTAAGCCTTCGGCCTTTCTGGAACGCTGCACATCGATCGCAGCTCGACTGGCTTCGGAAAGAAGTCGCACTCCTCGATCGCCTTCTGAAACGCACGGTCAATCGCTTCGAGCGAGTAGGGCTTCAACGCGAGGAAGTAGGAGTCAGCGATCCCGGCTTCGAGTGGGCGCTGGAACACGTCTGCAAGCCGCGTGATCCTCCGGTTGAACGCTGCCTTGTCCGTGGCCTCCATGTCAGTCCTCCGTGATCCCGAGCCTGCGTCGGTTGCCCTCTCCCAACGTCTCGTATCGCTGCCTTGGGGTAGTGCCTGTTCCGCCGCCTCTATCCGTGGCCCGGTTCAGCCAGTTCACCAGGAACCGGTTCATGCCACGCTCGGTCTTCTTGAGATTCGATGCAGAGACCCAAGCGAGAGCCTTCTTGCACTCAGCCATCACGTCGACCCCGGAGTAGAGCTTGGCCCACTCGTCGATCTGTTCCTGTTCGAGCGGCCAAGTCTTCCGCGGGCCTAATATCGGGTACCAGAGAGCCCCGTTGATCACTTTGGCGCTAGGAGACGAAGCTAACGTAGTTACTCCATTCCCTTCCCTTCCCTTCCCCTTCCCAGACCAGAGCGGCTCAACTGGTGCTCGCACCGTGCTAGCACTATGCTCGCCCGGTGCTGGCAGGGTGCTGGCCTTCTCTTTTACGTGTGGGATCTGGTGCTTGTTGAAGTTCACGATTTGGATGTATGCCTCGCCATCTATTGTGTAGAGCTGTATGAGTTTGGCGTCGCTCATCAGTGACAGCATTTTGCTGAAATCTATAGGCTGATCGGGGAACAGCGACAGCTTGAGATCTCGCGCTCGACAGACGAGACGACCGTCCCGGTCGGCGTGGCACCACAGACCTATGAACGCCAGTCGCGCCTCGAACGGCAGACCGATGATCGTGGCGTCCGTGAAGAAGCTCGGCTTGATCGTCCTGATTCTCAATGGACCGTCCCCAGGGCTGACAGCCGAGTCTCTCGTATCCAGCGATTGAAGGCGACCGCTCCTATGTGGTCGCAGTTGGTCGCTACGAGGGCTTCTACGACCTGACTCCTTTCCATCAGCTCCACGCACGGTAAGCAGATCGGTATCGATAGGCGAACACCGAAGGCGTCATTCCACACGAGGAATGGACAGTAGGCGTCCCCGGCTTCCATCGACTTCGCGCAGCACCCGCAGCTCGGGACCAAGCCTAGGTCTTCGTAGCCGGTAGTGATCTTCTCAACGTCCTCAGGGCTGTCAATCGGAACCCTCTTTGCCACTTATCCCTCCACGTCGTTCGTAACACTCGGGCTCGTGCCTCCAGTAGCAGCGCCAGCACAGGATCTTGTTGCAGTTGAAGCAGGCGTGAACGATCGCGCCCTTGCCGCGCTCCACGCCGCACTTGGTGCAGTTGGTTGACTCTAGGAACATCGATTCGATCGGCCTCAGCTTGTCAGCCGGTAGAGTCCAGCATGGCCGCTCGGAGTCGAGGTCTCTTCCTCGACCACGGCGCTTCACTTCGCCATACGTCTCCCATCCGAGAATCGTGCATTGCGCTTTCGGCTCGACCAGGACAAGAACACACGGAAGATCGTCCCGGTCTTTCCGCCGCGCCAAGAGTCCAAGCCCTCTTCGCGACACCGACCTCACCTCTAGCGCGCGACCAACGTCTGGAACACCGTCAGAGCCCCGCCCGCACCCTGTCCAGCAGAGATTCGTGACGCGGGATACGGCGATCTCAGCCATCGCCGCCATGTAGTGTTGCAAGAGGCGATCAGATTCGCTTGCCGACTCTCCTCCCGGCAAGTTGGTCTGTCCCGCGTTAAATCGGTTTCGCCTTCGAGCCACGACAGCAGCGCACGCGGCTTCGTCATCCGTGAGCGTGTAGACGTGGTTAATCACTCGGTCACCTTCAGCTCCAGAGCTGGAGACGGGTCTGTCTTCGCCCGCTCCCGAAGATAGTCGCGCCTCTGCTTCGCGCGCTCGTCATCGATAGCTCCGGGGCATCGATGCTTCGATCCGTCGCAATTCAGTGGGACGTGATCCCCTTCGATGGTTGCCTGAACTTCGATGAACGCGAAGCAGTGCCTGCACATCGGCCGCTTCTTCCCGTCGCCCCTAGTAGCCATCGCCGTCTCCCCCGGCAATCCGGTGTCTCTCGCCGTGGCGGTGGTGGCCGTGAATCACTCCGACGGCGCTGCACCGGCTGCAAAACTCGGCCCTCTCTATGCGACCGGAGGCCACCGCCCGGTTGAATAGCGATCGACACCTATCCTTTTTCGTCGTCCTATTTGTTTTCGGGTGCGCCCTTTGCCACGCCGTCGCGAGGTCAATCCTTCTCCTCTTGTTCGCCTGGTAGTTCTTCCTGCCAATCTCTCGTAAGCGAGCCTGATTCTTCACATACCAGCGTCGACACGCATCCCTCGCGCCCTGAGGATTTCTGGCTCGAAGTTGGCGACGTGAGGTAGCCTTGCACCTCAAGCACCTCGACGACTTCCGGTCCCTAGGCCCGCCGCAACTGGTACACCCGGCGACGGCGTGGTCCGTTTTAGGTCGGCCTACCCTAGCCACTTCCGCGTGCCCCGTTCTTGACTCCAGATAGATAGGCAGAAAGCCAGCGCAGTGCGGTCCCGTTACCAACGTCCTTCCTGGTAACGCGAAGGACGTTCCAGCCGAGGGCAAATGCCTCCCCGTAGTTTTCGATATCGCCTACGAACCCTCCGGTGAATTGGTGTCTGCCACCGAGGCCCTCGATCTCCAGCGCGACGCGGAGATCTGGGAAGCCGAGATCGAATCTCCATTTCCTCTTTTGATGGAAGCGAAGCTCCGGTATCACAGAAACCCCGAGCGCGCGAATGTCCTTCACCAGCTCGTAAAACTCGAGCCTCTGCTTGCAGATTTGGGCTGGCGTCTGTTTCACCGTCGATTCCTGAATACGTCCTTGATGGCCCTGTCGACCAGGACTCGCATCGCGAGAGCTGTCCCCACTATGCTTCCGATCACCACAAGAATGAACTCCCACAACTTCATGCGTGCCTCCTCCGCGCCACTCATCGTTCACGCTCCTTGATGAAGGCGTCGAGAAACTTAACGAACAGTGTTGGCGTGGCGGGGTCTTCTAGAAACATTGCGCGCATCGTCTTCGCCAACGCCAAGCAGTCGGGGCAGGAAGCGCGTTTAGGTTGTGGTTTTGGACGGCCGCCATTGCAGGTCATACAACGTGGGTCACAGTCATTCTCGGTGTAACCGCCACAGACTGGACAGCCACCAATTCGCATATCACTCACTCCCCACCTCCCCTCAACCCGCCCGCATCCACCACCCCCGCAAAGATGGCGTAGCGCGTCACCCCGGCCGTGTCGTGCAGGTCGAGTTTGGCCATCATGTGCTGCCGGTGCTTCTCGATGGTAGAGACGCTGACGGCGAACTCTGCGGCCATCTGCTTATTCGCGTAACCGTTCGCGACTAACTGAAGAACCTCGGCTTCTCGTGGGGTCAGGCAACCGCAGCGCCTTCTCGGCGGCTTTCAATGTCGCGCGCATTCGGCGAAGACAGATGCGGCAGAATCCGAATGGTTGCCGCAATCGATCCGACACAACAAACGCCTCACCGCGATAGACCGTGCAGCACGAGCAGCCGATCTTGTCGCCCTCGATGTCGTGCGAGATGTGAAACTCAAACGGCTGCGTGCTACTCATCGTCGCCTCGGGCTGCGGCGGCACACAGCGCCTCCATCTTGGTGAGCACCGACAGTGCGTGTAACCACTTGCGCTCGTCGACGAGGCCCCCGCGCTCCCACGCGGCGTTCTTCGCTGCCGTGTATTCGATTGCGAGCCGAACGATCTCTGCTTCTCGGCTAGTCATCGCGCTTTCCTTTCGCAATGCGGTTGAGAATGCGGACTGCGGCATCACACGCGCGTTGGTGTGCTGTGTCGTATCTGCCGATGTGGTCTTCGTCGTCGTCCGGAAGATTTGAAGGCCATACATTCTCTGCTTCCAACTGGTAGCTTCCCCACGAGCCCGCCTTCGCCACAATCCTCTCGTCCCGCTCACGGGCACTCTCGCGCTTGCGTGGGGTCATGGCGCGTCTCCCAAGTCCTCGACCCACACGCGAACGCGGTGGCCG